TGTTCGTTGTGTTTCACGCGATCATCTGAAGTGTGAATGGTTGTTCCACTAACCGCAATATTTCCATATACATCTAACTTTTGCGTAGGACTCGCAGTACCAATACCTACATTGCCGTCACTTTTCACAGAAAACTTATATCCTCCATCAGCATAAACACCGAAAGCATGGGCATCATGGACGGCTGTAGCATCTGTCCTGACAAGCAAGCCTGCGGCTCCGACGTCGGAGCGAGTATTGTATATTCTTGAGGCCCAATTATCTACAGATAGTTTCACCTCAAGGGGGTAACCAGGATCCGTAGTGCCAATACCTACGTGGCCGTTTGATAAGATTTTAAACCTAGAGGTTAAGGAGACCTCATCCCCAACCGGTGTCATTTGTGGACCAGCTGAAAGATATTCTAAATCGACACCTACTACTAACGCACCACGAGAAAAATTAGCATTATCTGCGGTGGATATAAATTTAGCGGACTCTCCTTCGGAAGACCTGACTCCATATCCAATCAATGAAGCTCCACTTGAGTACATTGATCCAAAATTATTTATATAGTCGTCGGAAGCTCCTAAATACTTTATCCTTAATCCGACTACTCCGCTAGTTGAACTCTTGCTCCCAGCTTCAATAATTCCGTTCACATCAAGTTTTGAAAAAGGGTTCGTAGTACCAATACCTACATTACCCGCGGAGTTGATGCGCATTGCTTCGCTAACCCCAGAAAGATTTCCTCCCGTGTAAAATACCAAATGATGCGAACCGTCCTCGGTATGATCTTCTCTAAATCCACCGATAGATGCTAAACCATGCGCAAATAATATTCTTGTTCCTTGATAATTATTTGGAATATTTCTTTGAAGAAACAATGAGTCAGACCAATCAGGGTTAGCGGATGTTCCCGCTGAACCTGCATCACCGTCATAGATATTTAAAATATTTCCAGGACTCGTAGTACCAATACCTACATTGCCGTTAGATTTGATATGCATTGCTGATGTAGTGCCACTTCCGCTGTTTACGGCAAATGAAAGATCAGCAACATTATTTGCTCCTTTCCTTAAAGCGGCAATCTGTGCAACTCTTTTATCTGTTCCTACAACATTTGTATTGTTGAAAGCAATCGTACCACCGAGGTTGTCTGTTTCAGACGAAGTTCCAACTTCAACCCAACCGTTCGAATTACCTCCTCCAAGAACCGTAAGAAATGTACCACCATTATGATTTAGTTTTGGACTCGCAGTACCAATACCTACATTGCCGCCATTAAAATAGGAATTTCCGTCTGAGTGTAATTTTACGCGATCATTATTACTAGTTTCATTTGTTCTAAGTACTAATACAGGTTGATTCTCCCCAGTAGAAACTCCAGTAGTCCACGATGAAATTAATGCTCCCCCTGTAGGAACATCAAACCTACCAACTCCAGCAACGTGCAAACTCGCACTAGGACTCGTAGTACCAATACCTACACTGCCGTTGTGTTTAATGGTGACTGCAGGAGATAATGATAATCCATTATTTGTAAGTATATCTAATTTACCACCGTTAGTACCATCATATGATCCCGCAAGCTGAACTCTTTCACTAGCAGTATCACCATCAACTTCGTCAGTAATTAAAGAAATAACCGATGAAGAGCTTCCAGTATTTATCCTAGTGTTAGTTACCTTTAATATACTTGCCCCACTAGATGTATCCAAATCTCGACGCACTTCCAATTTCGCACCAGGACTCGTAGTACCAATACCTACATTGCCTGCGGAGGTGATGCGCATGCGTTCTTGGGGGTTTCCTACAGTACTTTGTTTGGTATAAAATGCTAAATCCCCAAGATTATTAGAACCCTTATCAATATGAAGTATTGCACCCCCAACATGAGCTGCATCATCATTCGTAAAAGCAATTCCGTTGCCTTTGTTAGTTGTACTATTATTACGGACAACTATAGCGTAGCTTTCAGCATTACTCAAGTCTGCTAAAGCATCTCTATCAGACGCATTTATATCAAGCAATCCTTTAGGACTCGCAGCACCAATACCTATATTGCCGCCAGCGAAATTAAAGCCTTGACCGTTAGAGTAAGTAAGAGAAACAGGAGAAGCGGCACCAGCTATACCTGTACCCCAAGAAATTCCAGCGTCCGAAATTGTATCGTAACCAGCATTTGCAGCGATTTCAATGTTATGATCTTCAAGTTTTATTGTTTCAGTATTAACGATCAACTGAGTGCCATCCACAGTTAAATTACCACTAACAGTTAAATCCCTAAGAATATTAACATCACCCTCTGTATAATTAACACTAGCATCCGATCCAGTTTTCCAATAAACCGGCCTGCCACCAAATGTTGTATGAATTCTGTAATTATTATTAGGAAGATTTTTTGCAAAAACTAAATTATAACTACTCGCAGAAACTCCCGATATTACATAAGGAATAATATCCCCATCCCCTTCAATTTGTAAATCTGTTGAAATGCTTGGAATAGCATTGTACTCCTCAACAAAGTCGACCTGGTAAATTGAGCTTCCGCTCGGTAGGGGCTTTATAAAACCTAAAGGAACTTCTCCAGTAACCAACCCTCCTGGAATATTCGAACCTACCGACCACTTGCTATTAGCGAGATCCCACTTTACAATATCACCATCTTGAACCGGCTGCGTATCACCTACTGCGCCATTAGACCCCACCTTAAATTCAGAAGAAACATTTAATGAGCCCTCGATATAGGTGTTCCCATCGACATGTAAATCATACTCAGGATTATCAGTACCAACCCCAACCTTTCCTGCGTCATAAAATATCTCACCAGCTTCATTTCCGTCTTGCCACTTACCCAAGCTGGAAGATGCGATGCCAGTCAAAACTGCATTTCCATCAACATAAAGACCTTGCGAAAAATTACCAGAACCAGAAACATCTAAATCATAAACCGGGGAATCGCTATTGACTCCAACGTTACCGCCAGTATAAAATATCTGACCAACGACATTTCCGTCGTACCATTTTCCAGCACTTCCAGTAACCACGGCTTCTCCGTCAACATAAAGACCTTGCGAAAAATTACCAGAACCAGAAACATCTAAATCATAAACCGGGGAATCGCTATTGACTCCAACGTTACCGCCAGTATAAAATATCTGACCAACGACATTTCCGTCGTACCATTTTCCAGCACTTCCAGTAACCACGGCTTCTCCGTCAACATAAAGACCTTGCGAAAAATTACCAGAACCAGAAACATCTAAATCATAAACCGGGGAATCGCTATTGACTCCAACGTTACCGCCAGTATAAAATATCTGACCAACGACATTTCCGTCGTACCATTTTCCAGCACTTCCAGTAACCACGGCTTCTCCGTTAACATAAAGACCTTGCGAAAAATTACCAGAACCAGAAACATCTAAATCAAGATTAATTCCGATATTCGAGGATTTCAAGAAGACCCCGCTTCCAGATTCATTCAACAATTCCAAACCTAACGAGTTAATGGCTTCAACCTTTTCGCCCTTAAATAATTTACCAGAATCAACCCTAACATCTTGATTAAAATTCCAAGCCGCATTTGAGCCAAGCCAAGAAATTGTTTTATTAGTAGCCCCCCTTAAAGTAATACCTCCTCCATCTGCAGTTATGTCCGTAGGAACATCAACAACTCCAAGCTCGATATTTTTATCGTCCACCTGAACACTTGTCTCATTTATGGTCGAAAAATTCCCCCTGACAGTTAAGTCTCCGTCTATTTGAGTGTTACCGGTTATGTGAAAATCTGACTCTGGAGCAGTGGTTCCCACCCCAATTCTACCACCACTAATTCCAATAATAGCTTCCGTTTCTTCAATAAATGAATTTTGTCCGCTCTTGATTAAGTATACTTGATTTTTTGCCATGATTTATAAAGGTTGGTTATAAGCTATTTCGCCATATCTAGTTATATACACATTGATGACATTAACTAGAAACAAAATACCTCATAAAAATAAATTTCAATTCGCCAGGGTAAGCCATAAAATGTAAAATAAAAGTTCCATCATCAACCGCTCTTGGTTCGGCGTTAAATTCGCTCATTGGGAACATTTCTTCATTAAGCCCAAAAACCGTCAGGCCTTTTCTTAAGTGAAGCAGTTAGTTCGATATTCATACAAAATAAACTAACACGAATATTAATCTTTATGAATAGAAATGTCTAAATAACTTCCAGTTTCAAGAACCTTATCAGAAAAGGACACCTGGAAGCCTTCGGTAGAAACGTTGTAAGTTGAGAAAGCGTAAAAAAACTCAGACTCCTCATCAACCCTCATAGAAACATTTACTTGAGGGGGTGTAGGATAAACCAGGGAGTCGCCGATATCCGAATAAGTATATGATAAAGTATGCTGTCCAGTTGGAATAAGCAAAGAAGTGGAAAATGTTCTTTGAGCGCCAATCGCATCATTTAAACTTTCCCCTAATTTTCTAATCTTAGACCAGTCCTCTAAATTATTCTCCCCTGTCTTTTCGTATATAAAATTAGTCTCAGAATCTACATATTGAGACCCCACAACACCCGCAGCCTTTGAACTGTTAGAGGGAGGCCCTGCATCAATAATCAGAGGTTTTCTTATTCCTAGATTAGCATTAACGAAAGTTTCGAACGCGCCCACAATCTATACCTCCTTATGGCTATGAAACAGAAGAGCTGCGGAGTATAAATCCAGGCCATGACTAATAGATATTTTTTGAATTTCACTATTAGAAACTAAAGATTCTATATTTTCCGAATCACCAATACACCCCGAAAGAACATCAACCCAATCTTCTCGAAGGCAAGAGACGATTACAGACTCGCACAACTCGTCAATCATACCTTTCTCCTTTTTGCTTAGCCTTTTTTTCTTCGCTCTTTTTCTCATTTCCGCGTAGCCGCCCTCCCGCAACTTCTCTGTAGAATATATAACCTCCTGAAGGCTTTTTCTCGAATAAAGATTCGCAGATGAGGAAGAAGGCTCTTGAGGAATACCAGAGGTACCCACTGGCCTGCCAACTTCTTTAGTCGGAGAGCTTGCACCTTCCTCAAAAACGTCCTCGGTTACCATTGGTACCCCGCCAACAATAGGATTATACATCCCCTTTTTTCTTTGGGCTATATATTTCTCTTGAGCAGGGCTCATTTCTGCAGGTTTTGGGTAGCTCCCTTTTTCCAGAACATCCATTCCTTGCTCCGGAGTAATAATACCAAGCTCCATTAATCTAGTCGTAACTCTTTGAAGTTGAACCTCGTCCTTTATGTCTGCCTGCTCAAATTTAACAGTAGGGTATTTCCTAAAGCCAAGGTTCTGACAAACCATCTTTACCTGAGGCTGCAAGAAGTCGTATATAAAGGCATTCCTAGACTCCTCAAGGCGCTCCAAAAATATCTTAGCCTTTACCTGACTATTGCTATATCTTTCGTCCCCAACGATTACGTTTTGAAGTCCCTCCTTTATATCGTTATTGATGACTTCGTACTTCGACGGACCAACGACCTTTCCTATGTCTGGAATAACGAATTGAGCTTTTGTTGTATAATCGCTAACAAGTACCCTACCAACGCTCTCGTTTTTGAATAATGTTTGCATAGCCTCCATATTGCGAGGATTAATCCCTCCCTTATCAGGCTCAGCCCCCATCGTTATTAAAAGTATTACATTCTCTATCGTCCTACAAATAGCTTGATCAATCTGCTTCAGCTCAAGCTTGAAATTTATATCATCAAGAACAGGAAAACCGAAAGGGACAGCAAAAGGCTCATAGTCCTGCTTCTTGTAAAAAGAGTAAGCCAAATTTCCCGGCTCAAGCTTGATCCTTATTCCGTCAGAATTATATTTTCCCGTACGAATCTTCTCCTTGATATCTTCGCTTAGCGCCTCAAAAACCTGAGTGTCGTAATCTGTCTTTGGGTTTCGAAGTCTTTCTATATCATATTCGGATAATATTTTTTCGTACAAACCTGTCTCAAAAGAAGATCCCTTAGTCGCGACTATATCGTAAGGATTGAGCAGGATATATTTAATAGGTAAATTTCCAGGCTTCAAAGATAAGGAGGACGACCCGTATATCTTACTTAACTTATCAAAGTCTGACTTCTCAAATTTTCCGTCAACCCTATACAAGAATATGTTACCGCTCCTATAATACTCCCTGAAATACTGATCCTTCAAGTTCCATAAATTAATTTTATCAAACCACTTATATATAAAATCCCTCGACTTCTGAGTTCCTCCTTCAAGGTATATTTTGGAATTGGCAAACTCAGACATAACATCAATAGCGTTTCTAAATACAGCTACATTGGCATACGCCTTTTGACACAGCTCTATAGCTTCCCTAACGTTGACCCCGTCACTACCATAGTTATATGGAAGCATTCCTCCGGAAATATGAGAAAACCGATATTTTTTATCCGACTTATGAGCGAAGTTCCTTCTAGAAGAAAACTCATCGCTTTCAGACTTATTTCTTGAATAGTTTGCACTGGACTCTATATAGTAAGGTTCCCCCGAAGAAGAAGGTGGAACGACAGGAGAGCTTAAAGGGTTGCTCTTGCTCGCAGAAATCTCCTTCTCGAACTTGCCCCAATAATCAGACTTTTTAATGTACTTCCGTTTACCCATCTATTATGGTACACGAAAGTTAAAGTAAAGTCTACTTAAAGTTAAAAGTTAACTTTTTAACTTTTGACTTACGATCGAAAGTGTATATACAAAAATGGCAAACAAAAAACAAAGAAGATGCTCAGTATCAACAACAAAAGGCAAGGTCAAGGGGACCATAATTAGCGAGTACGAAGAGGTCGGAGGGCCAGATGACGGAGCTATCTTTGCTACAATAGAACTAGACAACGGACAAACAATAACAGTAAAAATGTCCGAAATCCAAGATTGATTAGTGTAACTCAAGCCATGAGCGACAACAACACACACCCCGACTTTAGATACCCAAACGACAACAGAGACCTTCCCCCAGGAACCCTCAGCTACCCCTCTCAGCAAAAGGTTGGTGAAAATTCCCAAAAAGGAGATCGAGATTATTATGCCAACGACAACGGCGGGCACCATGCAAACTCAAACAGGCAAAGCCTTACATCAGCCGATCCACTCAATAAGAAACAAGCGCCAAACTCAAATTACAAAACGCCATGATCTTTGCAGTAACAACACTAATTTCGGCATTAAGTATTTCCTGCATAGCGGCGTACTTCAGCATTATCGGGCTGGCAACTATTTTCCCAGGATCTATGTACGCAGTAATAGCTATGGGCTCCGTGCTAGAAGTGGGTAAAATTATAGCTTCAATTTGGCTGCATAAAAATTGGAAGTCGGCGCCAAGAATGATAAAGTTCTACCTTTTTTCGGCAATTATTGTATTGATGGGGATAACAAGCATGGGTATTTTTGGATTCCTATCTAAGTCCCACATAGAGCACGAGCAAACCGCCGAAAAGTCTAAAGCTCTAGTAAGTCAAGTAGAAAGCAAGATAGAAAGGCAAAGAGAATACATACAAAGGCAAAAAGACCTGATGCTTAAAAAAGAAGAAGAATCAGAGAACCTCGGAGGAAAAACCTCTGAAAATATAAAACTTGAACAAGGAAAAATATCTCAATTAACAAATCAACTAGATAGAGACATAAGCATTGACAATGAAATATTAAAATCCCTCAACAATAAACTTTCTAAATTAGATAAAGAATTAAATGATTTAAAAAATAAGTCTGGAGGATTATTCTCTAGCAAAAAGAAAGATATTGAATCTAAGACACTAGAACAAAAGATCGAAAGAGAAAATATAGCTAAAAAAATAAAAACTGCTGAAGATAACATATCCAAGCAAAGAGCAGAAACTTCTGAAATAATATCCAGCATAAGAAAAAGGATACAAGAGTACCAATCTTTAGGCTTCGAGGATCCAGGGGAGACAGAGTCCAAGGTTGAGTTGTTTAATATTAACATATCTAAAGCTCTAGACGAGATTGATGAGCTAGAGCAAGAGAAATTTAATTACAGCGACGGAACGAGGCAACTAGAAGCTGAGGTTGGGCCAATCAAATATGTTGCAGAGTTTATTTCAGATATAACAGGATCTTCTTTTGATATCAGTAAGGCGGTAAGGATAGTGATATTGATATTGATTTTTGTGTTTGACCCACTAGCCATCTTACTGGTTCTCGCAGCGCACATAAGCCTATCCAAAAGATTCCCCAACGCAACTATAGACGAAGAAACTTATATCAAAAAAACCGCACAACTCCACCTCAAAGAAAAAGAGATAAAATCAAAAGAGCTTGAGCTTAAAGAGAGAAAAAGAGACGTTGAAGAAGACTCAAAGATTATGGAACTTCACGAAACTCAATCTAAAATATTCCAAGAAGAGATATCAAAAAATAAAGAGATCCTTCGCAAGGTAAAAATAGAAACAGAAAAAGAATTAATAAAAAAAGAAAACACATCAGAAATAACCCTTGAACTAGAAAACCTGCAAAAAGAAAAAGTTAACGTAGAGAAAGAAATCAAAGAGATAAGAATCAAGAAAGGCGGTTTAATAGATAGAGCTGATGAAGCAATAAAGAGCGCTAAAGAAATCAAAGAGGTCCTAGGAGAACACGCAAGAACCAAAGAGCAGATACAGCAACTCAAGTCTGACATATGCATTAGCGGTGAAAAATTTGAGTCCCTAAAAAAACAAATAAGAGCCATAGAGCTAGAAAACAAACAACTTAAAGCCGCAGAAGCGCCAGAGCCAAACATAGGACTTAAAAATAAAATAACGCAACTCATAGATCAAAAGAACGACTTGTTAGAGCAAAACTTAGAGCTTAAGAGTAGTAAAATGTTCGTGATAAAAACGGAGGCGTTGCCGCAAAACAAGAGCAAGCTATTAATACCCTCGATTAAAAAAGGCCACCACGAATACTCGAAAGAAGCCTCTTTTTCTGAAGACCAAATATTAATGTTAACAAAGGTAAGTCGAGAGCTTGATGACGCATTTAAAGACCTCGACAACGAAAACCTCAAAAGGTTGTATGAGCTTAAGATAAAAAAAATAATAGACCCTAGATGCGACAACGCTACATACAGACAGGTAAAGCCTGAATATAAATTTATTCCTTGACTTTATTCTTTTTTTTCGCTACAATCCATGAGTGAAGAAAATAAACAAAAGAGAAATAATAAAAAGATTAGTAGTTGAGCCCAAAACTCAAAAAAGATTCTTTTGGGCCAAAGAGATGAAGATTCTAAACTCCCTCATGGAGATATTTCCAAATCTAGATTTTTGGACAAAAGTTTCCATAAGGAAAGTTCCGTCCCTAGCCGTAATCAAGTCGCAGAAAGGATTAAAGATATTCAATAATAAATATAGAGAATTTAATTATAAAATACCAGTAAAAAACGAAATTCAGCTTGGAGACAAAACAGGAAAGGATATCTTTTATTCGAAAAAAAATAAAACAATCAGACAATTCATAGATGAGTAAAATAAAAAAAGAACAGCCAAAGACAACAGATCAGATTTCCAAATTCCTAAACGATAAAGATAATCAAAAGTACCATTATAACTTCCACGAAGCCGATGAATACAAAATCTCAAGCGGGAGCCTAAATCTTGACATAGCTATGGGCGGAGGTCTACCCAGTGGAGCTCATAGATTTACAGGAATAAACGAAGGGGGGAAAACTAGTTGCGCAATAGCGTTTGCCAGAAACTTTCAGAAACATTTTGGCAAAAAAGGAATGGTTATCTATATAAAAAGTGAGGGCAGATTTAGTCGAGAGATGATAGAAAGGTCAGGAATAGATACGGACCCCGAAAAGTTTTTCGTATTCGACTGCAACATCTTCGAGAAAGTTTTCGAACTAGTAAGGGAATTAGTATTCCAAAACGAAGACGATAAGAAATACATGTTCATCATAGATAGCGTTGACGCTCTATGCAGGGTTGGAGACATAAACAAGCCTTTCGCAGAATCAGAGCAAGTGGCGGGGGGAGCCTTAATCACTTCTGTTTTTTTAAAAAAGATGGTTCTCCCCATATCAAAAATGGGGCACACAATGATCCTGACAAGCCAAGTTAGAGTGGAAGTCGCAACCAATCCTTACGCCGCAAGAGGCGGGCCAAAAACAAAAGAAGCCGGAGGCAACGCCGTAAAACATTACGCAAACTTTATACTCGAATTTCAAGAGAGATATACTTCCGATTTAATATTTAAAAATCCTAGCGCCACGACACTAGACGCAAAAGGGGAACCTATAGGACATTATTGTAAAATAAAATTCAGAAAAAGTATAAACGAAAAAACCGGATCTACAACAAGGTATCCCATAAAATACGGCCAAAAGTCCGGAAAGTCCGTATGGAGGGCCAGGGAGATATTAGACATGCTATACCTCTTTAACTTGATAGAAAAAAAAGGCGCATGGATATCGATATCAGAAGACCTAATGAAGGAGCTGGAAATTAAAAAAATGAAAATAAACGACAAATTCCAAGGAGAACAAAGGCTAATAGACTTCCTAGAGGGAGACGAAAGCTTGTGTGATTTTCTATACCAAGACTTCAAAAAGTTAACGAATGCGCTTTAACACTCTAACTGGAGCTGTACGTACGGTAAAAAAAGCTAAAAAATACCTAATAGACTGGGAAGCTCCGAGTAGAAGCAAAATACAATTTAAGACAAAAAAATTCCTAGAAAAGTATTGGAAAGGCCACATCGTATTTGAAGAATTCCCGGTTGCGGGGAGCAAGCTATCTCTAGACTTTTATAACGCCAATAAAAAAATTGCAGTGGAAGTTCAAGGCAAACAGCACACGAGATACGTGCCATTTTTTCACGCAAACAATAAGATAAATTATATAAATCAGCTAAAAAGAGATCAGGACAAACTAAGGTTCTGCGAACTAAACGAAATACAACTAATAGAGATATACGAAGAGGACACTCTAACCGAAAAATTATTTGAAAACTTCGGAGTTTTTCTTTAAAATGTGTATACTACAGTATGAGCGAAGAATTTATTGATCCTGAGAACCTAGGCAAGTTTCATTTGCCCGAAAGCGTAATCTCTCTACTTTTTGAGCTTAGCGGCTCAGGAAAAGGGGATAGCGGCTTTATACTTACCTACGTGAACCAAGAAGGGGTGCCATCAATCATAACAAAAGTAAACTCTCCAATCATAGAGCTAGGCCTAAGGCAATCTCTAGTACAATACCTCGACCAACTAGCCGCTCAAGAGATAGAGCTAAACCTTCCAAAAGACTCAGGCGACGAAGAAAATCCTTGACTTTAAATCAGGTAAATGATATCATGTAAGAATGATATATTCTTACGAACTAGAGCAACACCTAATAGGAGGTTTAATAAAATTTCCCGAAGCCTATCCATTAATAGCGGCATTCATAGATGAAAAAGATTTTTTCGACGGGAACACAACAGTAAATAAAACAATTTTTTGCGTACTAAGGCAGTCGCTAGAGTCGTCTGACGCATTAGACGAAGTATTATTATCTCAAAGAGTTCAATCTTTAAACATATCCTTTGAGGACAACATAAATATCGCAGATTATATCAAAGCTTTATCGATGAGACAAATATCTAAAGATGGAGTCGTTAAAGCAGCAAAAGAACTCAAAAAACTTACTGTCAGGAGGGAAATTCACAACTCCGCACTAGACGTGGCAAAAAGCATGAAATCAATAGCGTCAAGCTCAAGCTTTGACGATATCGTTGGAGAGGCAGATAAAGTATATAATGACAAAATTAATTTATATGAAATAGGATCCAGCAACCCAGAAAACTTATTTGAGGATATGGAGGACTTCATAGAAGAAAGAGGAAATAACCCGATAGACCAGTTTGGATTAATGGGGCCCCACAAAAGAGTTAACGAATGCTACGGATCATTACTGAGGCCGGGAAATATAACTGTGGTTGTCGCAAGAGCAGGAGTGGGGAAAACGCAGTTCTGCATGGATTTCTGCACGAAAGTCTCCAGCATGAATAATAACGTGCCAATACTTCACTTTGATAACGGAGAAATGAGCAAAGAGGAGTTGATAGTGAGGCAATGCTCGGCTCTCTCAGGAGTACCAATGAACCTACTAGAGACAGGAAGGTGGAGGCAGGCTGGAGATGAAATTATAAATAAAGTTAGAGAGACATGGACAAAAATAAAAGGGCTTAAATTTTATTACTATAATGTCGCAGGGCACTCTATCGAAAGCATGATCAACATAATAAGAAGATTTTATTTCTCTGAGATCGGCAGGGGAAATCAAATGATATTTAGCTTTGATTATATTAAAACAAGTTACGAAAGGCAAAATGGAGCAAGCTCATGGGAGACAGTAGGAAGAATGGTAGATAAATTCAAACAGCTCATACAAAAAGAGCTTTGTTTTAATGACGGCCCCGTAGTTTCTATGCTTACTAGTGTTCAGAGCAATAGGTTAGGAATAACCAACAACAGGAGTTCAGACAATGTGGTTGACGACGAAAGCATAGTTTCACTATCGGATCAGATTACTCAATTCTGCTCTCACTTGTTCCTTCTTAGGCAAAAAACTATGGACGAAATACAGTCCGAATCGGAAGGGTTCGGTACCCACAAGCTTATTTGCTTAAAATACAGATGGTTAGGAGAGGACGTTCATAGAGCCTTGCAGCCAGTAGAAATGCCCGACGGAACAAAAAGAAAAAACTACATAAACCTTCACATGGAAAATTTCAACATAGAAGAAAGAGGGGATCTGCAGGATTTAGTTTCCCACATGGAATCAGAGGGAGTTGGAGCGGTTGAAGGCTTCATGGAAGAGCTTCCTAATATATGATCTCCCAGGAAAAAATAAAAGAATGCCTGACTAATCTTGGGTATAGACTTCAAGACAGGGGCCCTTATTGGCAAACTAACGCCATATTTAGAAACGGGGACAATCGAACCGCAATCCAGATATATAAAGACTCAGGAGTATGGAAAGATCACGTGCAGAATAGTCCGTTCTCTCCATTAAAAAGGCTGGTTGAGATGACCCTGGGGACAAACGACCCTAAAGAGCTTAAGAAGTATCTAGAAGATGACGATATAGGATCGAACTACAACAAAAAAAAATTCTCAGAGAAATTAGAAATGGAAGAAATATACCCAGAAAACTGCCTTAAAAAATTACTACCTCATTATAAATTCTACAACGACAAAAATATATCCTCTGATGTGCTGAAATCATTAAAATCTGGCTACGCGACCAGCGGAAAGCTTAATAATAGATTTATCTTCCCAATATATAACGAACACGGGCAGATCCATGGATTTTCTGGTAGAGATATGAGTCGCTCAACAAGCAGGCCAAAATGGAAGCACGTGGGAAGAAAGAAAGGCTGGGTATACCCACTTTATGCAAGCCCAAAAACAAAAGAATCCATAAGCAAGACGGGAGAAGTTATACTCGTAGAAAGCATAGGTGACTTGTTAAACCTAAACCAAAATGGGTACAATAACGTACTGGTTACTTTTGGCCTAGATATATCCACCAAGTTAATATGTTCAACATTATCGCTCAATATAAATAAAGTCGTAATCTCACTAAATAACGACTCTGGCTCAGAAAAAAACAGAGGATTAGAGGCTAGCATAAAAAATTACCTAAAACTATTAAACTACTATGATCCGGACAAGATACTAATATGCCTACCAACTGCAAAAGATTTTGGAGACATGAGTAATGACGACTTTAAATTGTGGAATAAAAAACTACAATCAACAAAGCCCGAAAAGCAGAAAAAATTCATCATTAATAAAATTAACGAAATATACAAAACTTTACCAAAGTCCCTATTAAAAAATAAAAAAATAATAACCAATGAGTGAATTAACTAAACTATCAGCAAGCAGAATTAAAACCGCACAAACTTGCTCTTGGACATACTGGTGCAATTATAAATTAAAGCTCCCTCAAGCAGGAAATGACGGCTCAAGTAGAGGAACAATATGTCACAATATATTTGAACTTCTAGGAGACAAGCATAAAGCTGAATTTAATAAAATAACAAAAGAAGGAACAATATGGAATACCAAGATTGTCGCCGCTCAAGTTAAGGAAGAAGCCGAAGAGTTAAAGGTTGATGATCAAGAAAATTTGGACTTGATCGACGAAATGATTGTTGCTGGGCTTCGTTGTGATTTCTTTGGAGACACAGAAGAAAAGCCTGAAGAAGCTGAATCGGAAAGGTTTTTTGATTTAGAGATAGATAAGCCCGAAAAAGGTATCAGGTACGCAGTAAGGGGCTACATAGATAAACTTTTCAAATACAAAGACAATTCGGTAATTATTAGAGACTTCAAAAGTAGTAAGCAAGTTTTCAAGGGGAAAGAAATAACAGACAACCTGCAAAACCTTATATACTCCCTAGCTGTAAAACATTTAATCCCAGAATCGCAACCCCAAAGTGAGTTTATCTTCTTAAGGTTTGATTTGGATAAGGATGTTCTAGGAGAAAGAGGAAAAGGTTATGTTAGAATGGAAAAGATAACAGAAGAAGAGTTGGAAGGCTTTGAGCATCAATTAACACAATTCCAAGAGTACCTAGACAACTTCGATGAAGCGTGTGCTACGAGTAACTTTGCAGCAAAGCAAGATTACCCCAGGGACGGAACGTTTGGAGGCCCTCTTGCTTGCGGAAAAGACGGCTACAAAATATCAAGAGGAGAACCAATACTAGATCAAAACGGAGAACCAATCAAAGCCTTTATTTGTCCATACAGAAAACCTATGGAGTACTACGCAATAAAAGATCAGGACGGAAACGTAACAAAAACATCCTTTATTGATAAAAAAGAAACGCTAGAAGCGGACGGCTCCAAAGGAGAGAAGGTTGTAAAAATGAAATATGATGGCTGCCCACACTGGGAGAACAAGCAAAAACTAGATGACTTCCTCGATTAAAGAATATATTGCAGCAGGGATTGTCGCGCAGTTTGGGAGTCTTGTGTTGCTTGGTCGGCGCAGTAAAAATTGCCACAACCTCTCAGGTCATTGGTCAATGCCGTGTGGAATGATTGATCCCGGAGAAAATTCCGAATATGCCGCAAGAAGAGAATTTCTTGAAGAGACCGGTGTTCTTGCGAACAAAGAAATAAAGTTTCTCGACGACTTCGAAGTGAAAGACGGCAAATACTTCGCGTTATACTCGATGCAGATAGACGACCTGATCTTCCCGAGCAATGACGCAATTGATGCAATAGAACATGACGAATGGGGCTTTTTTAAAATAGAAAAAAACTCACTTCCTTCACCAATGACAAAAGAAACAAGAGGCGCAATACTAAAGTTAAAATGATTTCCCTAATTACATCCATGTTTAATGCGGAAGAATTTATTGATTCTTTTATGGAAAACATTCTCGAACAAACTGTCTTTCATAAATGCGAACTGATAATCATAGATGCAAATAAAGAACCAGAAAAACACTTGGTAGAAAATTATCTAAAATATGAAAATATAAAATATAATCATATCAGTGACTTCGGGCTTAGTAAAGATCCCGGCGTTTATGGGTGCTGGAATCTCGCTATTAAAAACGCATTAGGGAAATACATAACGAATGCCAACGTAGATGACCGCAGAGCAAAGAACGCAATCGAAAAGCAATTTAACTTGCTTGAGAAAAAAGAGTATATAGACCTTGTATACTATCGAACCCTAGAGACAGACCTGCCAAACGAAACTGTTGAAAATAACTCAGCAAAAATAGAGTTCCCATGTATAGATTTTTCTTTTGATAATTTAATCAGAGTAAACTCCCCTCATTGCCAACCGATGTGGAGAAAAAGCATTCACGAAAGATTTGGATACTTCAACGAAAGCCTTAAATTCGCAGCGGATTACGACATGTGGTTAAGAGCTGCAGAGCGAGGAGCAAACATGCAAAGAATAAACGAAACACTTGGGTTATACTATAGAAACCCGCAAGGAATTTCCTCAAAAGAGGAAACCTTAATGGACGCGGTTCAAGAAGTAAATCAATTAAAAATGCAATATTTCAACAATGTACATGCGAAACAACTTACGTAAATTAGGAATAATTCAGCCAGGAAGAATAGGGGACATTATTATATGCCTGCCTATAGCAAAATATTATTTCGACAAAGGGTATGAGATAATATGGCCCATAGATAAAAAATACATTAATCATTTTGTTAATCACATTAATTATGTTCGATTTATAGAGTCTCCATATCACATTCAAAGCTGTTATAATATATGCCTACAGTCTGGATGTAATAATATAATTGATTTATCTTTTCGACTACCTGGTCCAGTCAATAATTTTAATAACACAAACTTTGAACTCGGTACTCTTCACTTCGATGAACTAAAATACGAAATAGCAAATGTACCGCTTGAAGAGAAATACAACCTATCAATAACAAGAAATAAAGACAAAGAAAATCAATTAGTAGAGGAATTAAAAATAAACAACGAAAAGTATTCAGTAATTCACACGCAAGGGTCAGACGGATACAGGGCATCTTTCGATAGAGATATATTTAAAAACAATCTGGTCATAGAGATATCCGAAATGACAGAAAGCGTTTTTGACTGGATTAAAGTTTTAGAGGGTTCAGAAAGTTTATGCATGATAGACAGCTGTTTTTCTAATTTATGCAATCAATTAAAATTAAAACAAAAGAAATATTTCGTTCACAGGCCGCCGCCCAATGTGCCGCCAGCCATAACAAGCGATTGGGTAATACATAATGAATAAAGTCGCCTTCACAATCGTCCTAAATGGCATGCCATTCATAAAGGATCAATACGAAATAATACCTAAAATATTTGATCATTGGTACATAATCGAAGGAGTTTCTAAAAATATTAATTGCACTAGATGGTGCAATCCCGTAGCTAGAGAATACCACGAAAACAACCTTTCGGTCGATGGAACTCGGCAATTCCTGGACACAATCAACAAGGAGAAGAAAATAACAGTAATTCGGAAAAAAAACGGAGACGCATGGAACGGAAAAGTTGAAATGTGCAACAGCTTCATGCATTTTATTAAAGATTGCGTATTGATGCAGATTGACGTAGATGAATTCTGGAGCGAAAGCGTCCTGCTTGATATATTCAAATACTGTAAGGCACACAATAACTTTGACGCCATGCAGTTCAGGTGTAGTTTTTACCTAGGAAGTAATCTCGTGGTTAATGGGAAAAATTGCTATGGAGATATGGACTGGGACTGGTGGAGGCTCTGGATGATAGGCAAGCATAATAGTTTCATATCTCATGAGCCGCCAAGAGTAAAAAATCAAGCGCTGGCAATTCACAAGAATAGTACTAGTAAAGCCGGATGGACTTTCGATCACTTTGCGTATAAATACAAACACCAGTTGGAATTTAAAGAAAAATTCTATGGATACAAAGACGCAGTCAATCAGTGGGAGCGGCTAAACTCGCTCGAGAGCTATGAGAATGTGTTCGCCGAAAAATACCTAAAATGGATAAAGACAAGGTGCCCGATAAAGAAAATTTAAGATTTGGAACGGACAGGGATGCCAGCGGCCTAGGTGACACATTATTACTTACCGCTGTATGCAAAAATCTACAGACCAAGCCTACCATCTTACTTCATCCAACTAAAGAGCGATTTAGTATTTTGTTTGACAAGATAGCTAACATTGAAATCACAACAGAGTCGCTGCCTCTATCTAACATAGGCGGCGGACACTATGCCACCCAAAAGCTTAAAAACTTTTATAGCAACGCTCAAGCCTTTGACGTAAGACCCATAGTGCTTCACACATGCATACAATCTGAAATATGGGCAGACAATATTATACGTTCTCTCGACAAACCCCCCTTGATATGGCAGCCATACTGTTGTCCTACCTGGCACAAGACGCGATCGATCCCTGAGCGCAAGCATCAGGGCATAACTGGCAAATATCAAGACCACTACTCGATATTAGATTTAAGCCGTGAGCCCTATAAAAACATACCTCTTTCTAAATATATATGCCTGTTGCGCAAGTGTGGCATGTACGTCGGTTGTAACACCGGGGACATGCATCTTGCAATTGCGGTTGGATGTAGCTGCGAAATACACGAGCCCCCCTCTTGCCGCTTTTTTCAGAGCGAAAAATGGAAATACTTCCACCCATCAGTAACATACAGGATAATCTAATATGACAACTTACACCAAGGATACTTTTATCGAACTGCAAAGAAGAACCGGCTCAGGAACAGACCGCTTCCCCTTAAGCAAAGACATCCAAGCGGCTAAAAATTTACTGCGAGACTGCGCCCAAATTTTAATCAGTAATAAAATTGAAACAATCCTATTATTTGGTAGCCTGCTAGGTTACTTTAGGGATAACGATTTAATTCCGCACGATGTAGATATGGACATTGGAGTTCTGAACGCTAATAACATTAAAAAAATCCGAAAACTGATAGAAGGGGGAAGCTTTAAAGAAAAAGGTATTCTAGCAATAAAAGACAGGGAATTTTCTTTATTCAGGGATGGGTTTTATGTTGATTTTTACTGTTTTAAAAAAGAGGGCTCTAAGTATTTCTCAACACTAGGGTACCCCCTTTACTTTCTTGAAGAAAAGAATTTCCCACTACAGAAAATAAATTTCTTAGGAATGGAATTTTCTACGGTTTTTAATATTAATGAATATATAGTAGATCGATATGGAACAGACTGGAAGAAACCCAAAAAAAATCATGGATCAAAATTCTGAAAACTCAAAATACTGGACAGACTTTTATTCGAGTCAGTCAGTCACTCCAAACCCCTCCCCCTTTGCCGCCTCATGCTTGCCATATATAAAAGAAGGCTCGACGCTAATAGACGTTGGATGCGGAAACGGAAGGGACTCGTCTTTTTTTGCAAGGTCCGGAATTAACGTCCTATCTATAGATCAATCCTTCCCGCAAGAACTTTTCGCAACAAACTGCTTTTTCTTAAATAGCGATGTGGATAACATGCCAAATATAAAATGCGATTATATTTATGCTAGATTCTTCATTCATGCCATCCCCCTGGATAAAGAAATCAAATTTTTAAGCTTCATCAAGAATAATTGCAAACATTTCTTTATTGAAGCGAGGTCAGATAAAAGTAAATTCAATGGAAATCACTACAGGCGCTTCATTAACTTAGAAAAATTAAAATCTAGACTAGATGCGCAAAACTTTAACTATACAGTAGAGGAGTCAAGAAACTTAGCTAAGACTGACACAGAAAACCCTGTCATAATAAGAGTCTACGGAAACGTTAATGATTAAGATAAGTGTAGACGAAGGATATGCATTTGATTATTTATCAATCCTGGAAATTAAGTCAAGAAAGATAAAACAAAACAAAACGCTATCTTCCTTCAAAGAATGTAAAAAATTAATCAGCTCGCAGTTAAGCGGCGAATTGTTTAGTAAAATTTACAGCTCCAATGAATACTCTGCGTGCCTAAAGGCTAATCAAGAAACATTTAATGCTGTAGAAAGAGCGAGGTACGGAAAAATATCCTCCAAGGAAGTAGACGACCTAAACATGAAAAGGTATGCAGCGAAATCCAACCTGCAGAAAAAATTCTTTAATAATAAATTATCTGAGAGTAAGACATAGAACTATAAATCTTTTCTTTTTTCTTTAATATTACGTAATGAAAAAAATAATAGTAACAGGAGTCACTGGTCAAGACGGAAGCCACATGGTCGATTATTTATTAAAGAATACCGATTATAAAATATACGGAACAGCTCGAAGATTAAGCGTTAAGAATCACGAAAACATATTGCATCTAGAGGATGAGCCTCGATTTGAGTTAATCAGTATGGACTTAAATGATGCTCATAGTATTCGTGATGTAGTAATCGACATCCAGCCAGACTTTTTTATAAATTTCGCCGCACAGTCTTTTGTGGCTGGAAGCTGGGATTTTCCGATTCAAACTTGGGACACCGATGCAAATGCAGTGCTTCACATTCTTGAATCAATTCGCCGATTTGCCCCGCAATGCAGATTCTATAACGCCGGATCTTCCGAGGAATTTGGAGATGTGGTCTTTAGTCCGCAAAACGAAAATCACCCACTTAGACCTCAATCTCCTTATGGGGCCGCAAAATGTGGAGCTAGGCACATCGTAAGGGTATATAGAGAATCTTATAATTTATATGCAATACAAGGGTGGTTATTCAATCACGAAGGAAGTAGAAGGGGGCTTGATTTCGTAACTCGAAAAATAACGCACACAGTAGCAAGAATAAAAACAGCCATAGAGAAAGGTAAAAAAGTTCCAACCCTGAAACTTGGAAACATAGAAGCAAAGAGAGACTGGAGCGACGCAGAAGATTTTATGGACGGAGTTTGGCTAATGCTTAATCAAGAAAAACCAAAAAACTATGTTCTCGGAAGTGGAGAAATGCACACTGTTAGAGAATTCATGGAAGAAGCCTTAAAGTGCGCTGGTATAGAATTTAAACCCTCAGGAAAAGAAGAGGATGAAAAATATCACACAAAAGACGGACTGTTGATTTTTGAAGTTGATCAAAAGTTTTATAGGCCGGCAGAAGTTCACGAACTATGCGGAGACCCATCTCTTGCGGAGAAAGAGTTGGGTTGGGCAAGACAAACCGACTTCCAAGGCTTGGTCAAGAAAATGTACAAAAGCGATTATATTGCACTAAGCAAATGAAATCGAATAAAATTTTCGTCGCAGGACACAACGGAATGGTTGGCTCGGCCGTCTTAAATAAATTAAAAAGCGAAGGCTTCAATAATATCATCACAAAAACTCGAAGAGAATTGGATCTAACAAAACAAACTGAAGTCAATAAGATGTTCGGGAAAGAGAGGCCTGAAATGGTTGTTATTTGCGCAGCTAAGGTGGGAGGCATATTAGCAAACAGCACTAAAAAAGCCGACTTTATATATCAAAATTTGCAAATAGCAACAAACTTAATCCACGCTTCGCACATTTACAATGTTAAAAAAATGATAAACCTTGGAAGCTCTTGTATTTATCCTCGAGATGCAGAAATACCCATTAAAGAAGAGAGCTTATTAACGGGCGCATTAGAAAAAACAAATGAGCCATATGCAATAGCTAAAATAGCAGCTATAAAACTATGCGAAAGCCTTTACGAACAATACGATAATAATTTCTATTCGATAATGCCGTGTAATATGTACGGGCCGAGAGATAATTTTGACCTAAAAAGCTCCCATGTCTTACCTGCATTAATTCGCAAGGTTCACGAAGCGAAAGAAAGCGGCGCAGATAGCATTGAGGTCTGGGGGTCGGGCAAAGCATTAAGGGAATTTCTTTATGTCGAGGATCTCGCCGAAGCAATATCTTTTTGTTTAAAAAATGTGAATGCCTCAGATATTTACAAACAAGAGATATCTCACCTCAATTGCGGATCCAATAAAGAAATTTCCATACTTGAATTAACATCTTTAATTAAAAACATCATTGCATATAAAGGAGATATTACATTCGACAACTCAAAACCCGACGGAACATATAGAAAAAAAATGAACAATGCTCGAATTTCAAAAATAGGATTCAACCCGAGAACCTCCCTAGAAGAAGGGTTGCGAAGAACATATAATTGGTATATAGAAAACAAACAAAAAATTGTGTAATACAATACTTATGAACAACGAACATTTCCCAAATAGAATTCTTGAAGCTCTTCAAGAAAAAGTAAAAGCTCACAACGCAAAGTGCGCAAGCAAAATAACTCTATCTCAATTACAAAAGGTTTATCGGCGCGGAGCAACTGCGTTTGCGCAATTCGGCAAACCTGGAAAAGCTCGAGGTCAATGGGCAATCGCTAGAGTAAATATGTTCTTAAAAATGGTACAAGGCTTTCGAGTTAAAGACTCCTACAGAAAAGCTGACCAAGATATTTCAGACGCTGGAGTTTTAATCGACGATGGAGTTAGGGACGAAAATTTCTTTTCTGAAGAGAACTTGATAGAGGCTAGTATAGAAATAAAACAAAACCAACTGCAAGAAGATCCATCTTTCACCTCAGAAATGTGGGCCACAATCTTTATCGATGTCGACGAACTAGGTTTTGAAGAGTACATAAACGAAGAAGCGTGGGCTGCGGAAAAAAACAAAGGAAAAAAATTAAACAAACCCTTCAGGACATCTAAAGGTCCAAAGAAATTTTCTGTTTACGTTAAAAACGAAAAAGGTAATGTAGTAAAAGTTAACTTTGGAGACCCAAATATGGAAATAAAACGGGATAATCCCGCCCGAAGAAAAAGTTTCAGAGCTAGGCATAACTGCGAGAATCCAGGCCCTAAAACAAAAGCTAGATACTGGAGTTGCAAAATGTGGAGCAAAAAGAGCGTCACAAACATGACCAAAGCAGAAGAGGCAGAAGACCTAGAGGAGTCAGAAGAGGTTGAAGAGCAAATTCTCGAAGAAGAATCCGAAGCAAAAAAAGGCCTTTGGGAAAACATCAGAGACAAGAAAAAAAGAATGGGCAAAAAATATAAAGCCGCAAAGCCTGGAGATAAAGATCGCCCAAGCAAAGAGGCATGGAAAAAAGCTCAATCTAAAAAAATGAAAAAAGATTACGCAGCGGAAGATGAATTTAAGCCTCATATGATGTATGACCCAAAAACAGGAAAAGCTTATAAAGCTAAAACCATGGAAGACCATTTAAAAATGAAGAAAATGGGATATACTCACGAGAAACCTAAAGCTTAAAACTCCAACAACTTAAAACCTAAAGCCTCGCTAGTTCCTAGCGGGGCTTTTTTTGGCACGATTATAGCAAATATAATATTGTAAACTCAATAACGCAGTCGTTATTGAGACAAATTTACACATTACATACAAACAACAATCAAAACAAGGAGACAATATGTCATACTATATCAAAAACAATAATTCTTTACATTCTTTCTTAGATTCCATATTAGACGATTTATACTATGAAGATTTAAAACCTCAAAGAAAATCTAACATTATAAAAGAAGAAGGCTTCGTAACTATACAAATCGAAGCGGTAGGATTAAATAAAAAAGATATCGATATACAAACAAAAGAAAATATACTACATGTATCATACGAGAATAAAATAAAAGATGATACCAAATACTCACAACAACAAATATCCTTCGATTCATTCGAAAATAAATATAAACTGCAAAGCGATATGGATTCAAAAAATATATCCGCAACAATGAATAATGGATTATTGAATATAAAAATCCCTAATATTAAAAATAAAACAAGCTCAAGAATAAAAATAACTTGACATTTGCATAAAAATGCTTTACTATAGTGCTCTTTAATATTATGAAGAAAACAAAATTAATTATTACCGCCCTTTTAGGGTTTTTTATTAACGCCGCATCAGCAGAAACTTATTCTCTAGGCACAAAATACGCTTCCGATTATTTCTTTCGAGGTTCGCTAATGACCCAAGAGTCTATTCAGGCAGATCTGGGAGTAAGTGGAAAAGTTTTTGGCTTGGATTATTCCGCGAATGCATTTACAAATCAATCGGTAGAATCGGGAGTAGATACTTATATTCTTAACGGAGGGGTATCGAGAAGCTTTTTTGGAGATCTGCTTGGGGCGTATGCAGGAATTGGTCACATAGAAAATGTTTCAGGAGAAGCTTTAATGGAGGTAAACGTTCGACTAAGCGTTGACACTCTATTATCTCCAACCGTTTCTTTTTTCAGGAATTTGAACGAGTCCCTGTATACCTCAGAGTTATCGCTATCTCATGACCTTGATCTAGATTTCGCCTCACTGGGCATTCTAGGTTCTGTTGGAATATCTGACCTAACAAACTCAAACAGCGAAACCTATCATTCATTAGGGGTGAACGCTTCAAAATCCATTGGAGAAAAATCTGAAATCTGCCTGGGAATTGAAAGAGCTGACTCGGATTTAATTGAGGCGGAATATATTTTCGCACTAGGTGTTTCAACACAATTCTAAAATAAATTATGAAAAATACAATCGATACGATTAAATCATATGCAGGAGGCGTTACAAGCGTTCTTTTGTCAATAATCGGCCTCTTGGTCGTAGCTCAAGTCGTCTTTGGCGAAGGAGCTCCTATTAACGTAATCGGCAACCTTCAGGACGTCGTAACTGGATTTGTCGGGCAAGGCGCCTCCTTAGCGGGAATCATTACCTTGTTGCTATTGGTCGCTTTATTGAGGCCAAGCCCAGATAAAGGCTAGTAGATAATCTACCCCAAACACAATCAAGCCGCCTTCGGGCGGCTTTTTTGTGCTCTGACAACTTCCGCTGAATTTATTGTGTATTTAGTATTCCATAGTTGCAAAAAAGTTATTTACACAGGCTAGTTTTAAATTGACATATGCCCATTTAAATGGTATCATTATAAAATAAAATATGAACATAAACGTAAAAAAACGAAACGGTAGACTTCAGCCTTTTTTGGTAGAAAAAATTAACGCAAATGTAGAAAGAGCATGTAAAGAAATCGAGGACACTTCCGTCAGTGAAGTTCTTCTTGATGCTCAATTGCAATTGTTCGACAAAATAACAACGAGTCAAATAGATACAGCTCTAATTCTTTCTGCTAGAGAGAAAATAGAAAAAGAACCAAATTACAGCTTTGTTGCTGCGAGATTATTGCTAAACACTGTATATAAAGAAGTTTTCAAAGAGGGAGTTGATTCGGACACTTTTAAACTTCAATACAGAAAAAGCTTTATACAAAATATAAAAAAGCTAGTAAAACTAGAAAAGCTCAACCCAAAAATGCTTGAATTCGATCTCGCAAAATTATCCGAAGCTTTAAGAATAAGGAGGGACGAGTCTTTTAAATACTTAGGTATTCAAATTCTAACCGATAGGTATTTCATTAGGCACGACGATAAAATCATGGAGGCTCCTCAATGTTTCTGGATGAGGGTTGCCATGGGGTTATCTCTAAACGAAGAAAACAAAGAAGAAAGTGCGATCAAAATATATGACATGTTTAGTCAGTTTTTGTATACTTCTTCTACCCCGACTCTTTTTAATAGCGGGACTACTCATTCTCAATTAAGCTCTTGCTATCTCAACACTTTTGACGACAGTATCGACGGCATTTTTGATGGAGCGTGGCAAGAAGCTAGAAAATCTAAGTTTGCAGGCGGCTTGGGGTTTGATGTAACTCCGTTCAGGTCTTCAGGTTCTCACATTAAAGGTACAAACGGAATATCTGGAGGCCTAATACCTTGGCTTAAAATCTACAACGACCTTCTCGTTGCAGTAAATCAAGGAGGAAAAAGGCCTGGAGCAGGGTGCGCCTATCTTGAACCTTGGCACTTAGATTACGAGGATTTCCTTAACTTAAGAAGGAACACTGGAGACGATCGGCTGCGCTGCCACGACATGAACACTGCGTCTTGGATTCCTGATGAATTTATGAGAAGAGTAAAAAACGAAGATGTTTGGTACTTTTTTGATCCGTCCGAGGCCGATTTGCACGACTGCTTCGGAGCTGAATTTGACAAAAAGTACAACCAGCTATGTAATCAAGCAGAAGAAGGTTTAATAAAAAATTATAGAATAACTACTGCAAAAGAACTTTGGAAAAAAATGCTTAAAGTCTTATTTGAAACCTCTCACCCATGGAACACATTTAAAGACCCCTGTAATATACGCTACACAAATCAACACGAAGGAGTCGTTCACAGTAGCAACCTCTGTACGGAAATAACGCTCCACACAAAGGCCTCGAAGTACGACAAAGGCGAAAAGACAGAAATAGGAGAAACAGCGGTCTGCAATCTTGGATCAATCAATATCCTTAATCATATGAAAGAAGATGATACGATTGACTATGACAAGCTAAAGAATACAATTCACACTGCGATTAGAGCTTTAGACAACGTGATAGACTTAAACTTCTACCCAACAAAAGAAGCGAGCAATTCCAACTTGAAAAACAGGCCTATTGGGCTGGGAATGATGGCCTTGCACGATGTACTGCATAGAATGAATATAAACATTGATAGCGATGAAGCTGTTAAATTCAATGACGAATTGTTTGAATTCTATTCTTACCATTCTATTTTTGCCAGCTCCCAACTCGCTAAAGAAAAAGGTTCCTACAAAACTTACAAAGGGTCACTGTGGAGCCAGAATAAACTGCCAATCGATTCTTATGCAGATTTAATGAAATACAAGGGCAAGAAACCAAACCTCGAATCCTCTCTGGATTGGAGCGAGGTCAGGAACCACATCAGCGAGCACGGCATGAGAAATTCAAATGTGATGGCTATTGCCCCTACGGCAACAATCGGCTATATAAACGGAGTCGAACAAAGCGTTGAGCCAAATTTCTCTGTATTATTTGTTTATGAAAATAAAAGCGGAAACTTTTACATCACTAATCAGCATTTTATAAATGATATGAAAAAAGAAGGGTTATGGAATTCTAATACCGCAAAACTAATTAAAGATGCCGACGGAGATCTTTCTGTATTAAATGGAGACATCCCTTCATGGATAAAGTTAAAATATAAAACGGCATTTGATAGAGATATGTTCAAACTGATAGACTGCAATGCAGTCAGGCAAAAATGGATCGATCAGGCCATAAGCTTTAATTTGTACAATAAAGAAACATCCTTGAAATATTTAAATGACGTATATATGTCTTGCTGGGAAGCTGGATTAAAAACAACATACTACCTAAGAAATAGGGCTGCATCTAAAGTTGAAAAATCAACATCAGAATCAGACAAAGGGGAAGAAGCCTCGGCTTGCAGCATTGAAGCTGCGAAAAACGGGGGGTCTTGCGAGAGTTGTCAATAATTGATCCATTTTTGGGTTGACTTCGTTATCAATGTATGATATATTATAATTATGGAAGATAAAACTGGAAAACTATTAACTGAAGATGTGGCAGGCGTAAACAGAATATTACCCCACAAGCACAAATACGCATGGGATTTATTTCTAAAAAGCTGCGCAAACAATTGGATGCCAACAGAAATCTCAATGCAAAACGACATTAAACAATGGAAGAATAATGAAATTACAGAAGATGAAAAATTACTTGTTAAACGCTGCCTTGGGTTTTTTGCTGGATCTGAGTCTCTGGTCGGTAATAATCTTTTGTTATCTGCCTTTCGCTATGTTACGGACGCTGAGTGCCGTCAGTACATCCTTCGTCAAGCGTTTGAAGAAAGCCTTCACAACCTCACGGTAGTTTATATTTGTGATAGCCTTGACCTAGATATAGAGGAAGTGTTCAACGCTTACGAAACGATTCCCAGCATAAAAGCCAAGGATGATTTCCTGATGCAAATAACCAATGATATTAGTGCTCAAGATTTTGACGCAAACTCAACAAAGGGCAAACAAGAAATATTAAGAAACTTCTTAACGTATTGGATAGTGTGCGAAGGAACATTCTTTTTTAGCGGCTTCGCAATGCTTCTTGCTCTAGGAAGGCAAAATAAACTTCAAGGCATCTCCGATCAAATTAAATACACCCTCAGGGACGAGAGCTCTCACATTGCATTTGGAACTTACTTAATAAATACAATTATAGAGCAAGAGCCTGAAGTTTGGACCAAGGAAATGCAGGATGAATTTGTCGAACACATGAAAAAAGCTGTGGAGCTCGAGATAGCTTATGCCCACGACGTGCTTCCCACTGGAATTCTAGGTTTAAATGCGGATATGTTTGTGGATTATATGCACTATATTGGCAATCGCAGGCTAGAGGCTATAGGGTTAGACTATAGATTTCCAAGTGACAAAAACCCATTCCCCTGGTTGGGAGAAGTGGTCGATGTTCAGGCAATGGGAAACTTCTTTGAGAGAAGAGTAAGGGAATATCAACAAAGCGGATCCCTTGAGGACGACTTCTAATGTAAAGGCTTTAATTTGGTGTAAATAGTATTATGAATAAGTTAATAATTATTACACTTTTATCAATACTGTCATCAATATCATCCTTCTCTTCAATTAATAGAGATTTTTACTCAAAGAATAAGCAAAAAATAAATGGATCAATAGTAAAATACTTCGACAATGGAGATGTCTTATTAGAAAGATCAAATGACAAACAATTGTTCAGAATAAAACTAGATATATTCACAGAAGATGATCAAGCTTTCGTAAAAAACAATTTTCCACCCAATCATGAATCTCTACCCACATTCAAAAAACCTCTTTCAGATAAAGATTTAAAAATTAATTCAGAATTTATAGATAAAATTATCGAATCGAAACTCAGGTCTTATGGAGAAAGGCCTAATAAAGAAATCTCTAACGAGACTTTTCTTCGAAGAGCCTACCTGAAGATTATTGGAAGGATACCCACCTTAAAAGAAGCTCAGGGTTTTCTTGGAAACAGGGATAAAAAATCCAGAACTCAACTAATTGATAAACTTTTAAACTCGGAAGGGTACAATAAAAATTGGTATATCTATTGGGCCGATATACTCCGAGCGAAAACTCGAGTAGGAAATCAAGGTTCAGATGGGTATCCGTTTATAAAATACATAAAAGATTCCATTTCCTCGAATAAGCCTTACGATATTTGGGTTAAGGAAATGCTTTCTTCTACAGGTCCTATGTGGGAAATGAATAACGGGGCTGTTGGCTATTTTTACCGCGACCAAGGCATGGGACTAGACAACATGTCGAATACGGTTCGTGTGTTTCTCGGTACAAGCTTGGAGTGCGCTCAATGCCACGATCACCCCTTCGACCGCTGGACACAAAAACAGTTCTACGAAATGGCTGCATTTACCAATGGAGCAGAAAGAATGAAAAGAAAAGATGAAGAGCTTAATAAACTTTCAAAACTCATAAGAGCCTTACAGAAAGAAAACCCAGAAGACAGAAATAAAATTCGAAGAGCTTTCCTTCCAGTGCAAAACTTACTATCTCCAGGCTTAGACGACTTAGGAAAAGGTTCGATTTCTTTACCCAAGGATTACCAATACGACAATGCAAAACCTGGGCAAAAATTAAAAGCTAAAACTATTTTTGGTTTAGCGGTAGAATTAGATGAAAACCTCGAACAAAAAGGTTCCCGCACTTCTTATGCTAGTTGGTTAGCGTCTGCTACTAACCCTAGGTTTTCAACTGTAATAGCGAATCGGCTGTGGAAATCTGCTTTTGGATATGGTTTAATAGAGCCTGTGGATAATATATACGATGACACGCTACCGGTTCATCCAGAAATGATGCTTCATTTAGAAAAGTTGATGGTTGCCTTAGACTTTGACACAAAAGAATTTTTAAGAATTATTTATAATACAAAAGCCTTCCAAAGAGAGGTTCCAATAGGAGATATAATCCCTAGAGACTCAAAAGATGACTCGCTACCCCCAGAGGTGAAGTGGGTAATATCTAAAACTCAAGGAAATAAACCTTACTTCTATCAAGGTCCCGTAATGCAAAGAATGAGCGCTGAGCAAATTTGGGATTCATTAGTGACTCTAAATTTTTACGATTTAGATAATAGAATTAATTCTCGAGCTCCCGAAGAAGGTTTTGAGGAATACCTTAGATACAAAGAGATGACGGCTGAAGAAATATTTCAAGAAATCGCACCCAAACTTAAACAGCAAGAAGCTGTCTCTATGACCCCAATAAAAAAACAGGAGTCAAGCAGCAAGACGAGCCCTAAACGAAAAGGGTTTTTAACTCGCGATATAAACTCCCTAAGAGCTTCTGAGGTTGGGGATCCTGCGCCCAGAGGGCATATGATTTTACAGTTCGGAGGGTCTCCTCGTGACCAAATCCAAGTATCTCATAAGGAAGCGGCAGTCAATCAAGTACTGGCTTTAATCAATGGCTATGTCGAAAAGAATATTATTAATAATAAAAAGTCCGCCACCCTCAGTGAAATCCTCGAAGCTTCAAGCATGGAGGAAAGGATTAATTTATCATTTCTTGCCATTTTACAAAGAAAACCTAACTCTAAAGAACTAAAAGATTTTAAAGAAACAATTAAAAAACTAAACACCAAGGATTACCATAAGGACATAGTTTGGGCTCTAATAAATAGTCACGAATTTATGTTTGTTAAATAAAATGAAAACAAATATCGAAAAATTAGACGAATTAAAAAGAAGAGAGTTTATTACAAGCGCGGCAAAGGCGTGCCTCGGAGTTGGGCTCCTACCAATGGCTGGTTCTTATATTCATAATAGCGCTGAAGCTTTTACTACTGGCCCTAGGCCCGCTACCGCCCGTTATGTTATTTACTTAAATATGAGCGGAGCGATGTCTCATCTCGATACATTTGGAACAAACCCAGATGTGCCAGAGATACAAGGCCCAACAAAATCTATTCCGACTTCTGCTGACGGGGTTATTCTTTCTGAGAACCTTCCGTTAACCGCAAAACACATGCATAATGCTGCAATCATTCGAACAATGTCAACAAGTCAAGGGGCTCACGAACAAGCAAGTTATCTTATGCATACAAGCTATTTAAAGCGAGGTACCATTGCCCACCCTACATTCGGAAGCTGGGTATCAAAACTTTCGGGAGCAATCAATAGCACTATTCCATCCAATGTGCAAATCGGATCTAATCCAGCAGGAGCTGGATTTCTTGAGTCTAAATTTGGACCCCTCCCAATAGGCAACCCAAGCAGTGGCTTAGCAAACAGTAAGCTTGCAGACTATATTGATCAAAATCGATTTGGAGGCCGTTTATCTATGGCTCAAAAAATGAACTCCTCTTACCTTAACCAATATGATCAGAAGCAGGTTCGAGCTTACTCTGATCTTTATAAAGACGCGGTCAAACTTATGCGAAGCGAGGACTTGAAAGCTTTTGATATAACTCTAGAGCCAGAGTCAATGCATGAACTTTACGGAAAAACCAATTTCGGGCAGGGCTGCTTGCTTGCTCGCCGCTTAATAGAAAATCAAGTTCGTTATGTGGAGGTTAGTCGAGGAGGGTGGGACACCCACGATAATAACTTTGAATCCGTTGCGGACAATTGCGCAGACATTGATAAAGCGTTAAGCGCTCTTTTGATTGATCTTGAAATGCGGGGACTGCTTAAGGAAACTATGGTTGTTTTGACTTCAGAATTTGGCAGAACCCCCAAGATAAACGAGCGTGACGGAAGAGATCATTGGCCGTATGGATTTACGGCTTTTCTTGCTGGCGGGGGAATTAAAGGGGGGACAGTCTACGGAAAAATGGATGAGCTAGGCAGAAACCCAGCCGAGGGTAAATTTGTTGACCCGGCATCGTTAAATGCAACTATAGCATATGCCATGGGGCTACCCTTAAATAAAATACAAACATCTCCCTCCGGCAGGCCATTTAAAGTAGCCCACGACGGAAAGCCCTTGTTTGATATACTTAATTAATAATTAAAACAACCCACTAAAACCGCTATTAGCGGTTTTTTTGTTTACAAGTTTAGTGTTGACAACTTAATGAAATTCTGGTAAAATACTCTACATGATACCATTATTTAAAAGCCACTTCTCAATTGGGAAAAGTATACTTACTCTAGCAAACCCAAGAGATCAAAAAGAAGGAAAAGCAGACAGTGTTTTCTCAATAGCTAAAAGCTGTAAATTAAAAGAGGTTGTGTTAGTGGAGGATTCGCTAACAGGATTTCTTCAGGCCAAAAAAAACGCAGACGACTTGAAGATTAAATTAATATTTGGGTTAAGGATCGACATGAGAACCGATGCAAAAATAAACCCAAAAGAAGAGCTCTTAACTTCTTCGCATAAAATAATTATTTTCGCAAAAAACTCAAAAGGGTGCGAGCGGTTAAATAAAATCTACAGTGAGGCTTTTTCGGATAATTATAACGCGGTAGACGAGAAATTACTAAAGAAATACTGGAGCAAGAAAGATCTAGCCTTAGCTATACCTTTTTACGACTCATTTATATATAACAACTTAATGAAATTCTCTAACTGCACTCCAAACTTTTCTCCTTATAGTCCGATCTTCTTTACTGAAGATAACTCGCTACCGTTTGATAACTTTCTAAAGAGAAAGGTAGAAGATTACGCATTAAAAAATAAACTAGAAACACAAGAGACAAAAAGTATTTATTATAAAAATAAAAAAGATGCCACCGCATTACAAACCTACAAATGTATAACCGGAAGAACTTTCGGAAACAAAACCTTATCAAAACCAAACTTAGATCACTTCGGTAGCAATGAATTTTGCGTCGAAAGCTGGGAGGAAAAAAAATGAAAGAATCACTACTAAGGTTTAAGAAAAACCAAAAATACCTACTGTTTGATTACGAAACATGCAACCTAAACTTAACCGCAAATAACAAACCCTGGCAACTAGCGTTCTTAGTGATTGAAGGCGGAGAAGTAAAAGAAAAGAAAGATTATTGGCTAAAATGGAAAGAGCTTAATGTATCTCCGGAAGCTGCAAAAATCACAGGTTTTACTGAAGCTAAATACAAAAAGAAAGCTACCTGCCCAAAAGAAGCCTTAGATGACTTTGAGCAATACCTATACGACGATTCTTATATCAAGGTTGGCCATAATTTACTAGGGTTCGATGTATATATGCACAACCTGCACAGAAAACTAATCAACCCAAAAGCCGAATCAGACTATAGTTATACAGAAAATTTAGTAGACACCCTCTGCCTCGCGAAAGCTTTAAAGAAAAGGATAAAGCTAGATAAAGATGATGATTTTTTAGCTTGGCAATACAGACTCAACAACTTAATAGAAAGAGGTCTTCGCTGCAACCTCAAACAATGCTGCAAGGATTTTGATGTCGAATTCAACGAATCAAATCTACACGATGCCCTTTATGACATCAATATTAATTTCGAAGTTTTTAAAAAAATGATATGGGAAATAGAAATATGAGCTTTACAGAACAGTTTACAGATTATAAAGATTGCTGCCCACCGGGGGTGCGTTTGCCTGAGATTAAAATCGAGCAAAAATATTACGATATACTTAAATCAGATAACACAATATCTAATTTTGAGTTCCTTAAAAAGCTTTGCCACAAAGGAGTTTATGACAAGGGGATAGATAAATTCAATAATAAGAAAGATTACTTCGATAGAGCGAAAGAAGAATTAAAAATATTAAAAGAGTTAGGTTTTATTGATTATATATTATTAAATTGGGACATAATTAACTTTTGCCACGAAAAGGATATTCCTACTGGCCCAGGAAGAGGGTCTGCAGCAGGCTCTCTGGTATTGTATTTGATTGGGGTAACGAACGTCGACCCCGTTAAGTATAATTTATTTTTTGAAAGATTCGTATCTAAGAGTCGAGCAAAGAAGACAATTCAAGACGGAGTCACTTTTTTAGACGGAAGCCTTCTTGCTGATGTTGATAACGACATAGCCTACGAAAGAAGAATTGAAGTTATAGAGTATATCGAAAAGAAGCACCCTGGGAGGACAGCTAAAATATTAACATTAAATACTTTAAGCGGAAAGCTATGCATTAAGGAGTGCGGCAAAATCGTAGGAGAGCTTTCTGAGCAGGAAGTTAATGAAGTCAGCCTCACAATACCAAAGAAATTTGGAGTAGTGCTTCCTATATCCGAAGCCTTACAAGAAAGCGAAAAATTCGGAGAATGGTCTGGAGAGAATTCAGAGGTATTCGAAATAGCTCTTAAGCTAGAAGGCTTAAATAAAAACACGGGAGTTCATCCTAGTGGGATTGCGATATCATTTGACGAAATAACCAAGACTTGCCCTACTCAGCGAACTAACGATGGCGCACTGGTAACGGGATACGATATGAATTGGGTGTCTGAGTTGATGGTCAAGTTCGACATATTAGGACTTAGAACCTTGAGTGTTATATCTGATGTTTGTAAAGACTTAGGGATATCGAGTGAAGAAATCGACTTAAATGATTCGAACTTATTCGCTCCCCTCCAATCCTTAAAAACTCCACATGGTTTATTTCAATTAGAGTCTGATACTAATTTTAGGGTCTGCAAAAAGATCAAACCAGTAGACTTAGAGCAATTAAGTGCGGTTATAGCAATTGGAAGGCCGGGAGCTTTAGACTTTTTAGATAGTTATGTGACATATTCAGAAAGCGGAGAATCTCAAGTGATACACGACTTTTTTACTGATATTCTAGATTACACAGGAGGAATACCCTTGTACCAAGAACAGCTAATGCAGATGGCCGTAAAAATAGGTTTTACTCTCGACGAGGCGGAGCAATTGAGAAGGATAGTCGGCAAAAAAAAGGTAGACCAAATGCCTGCGTGGAAAGCTAAGATAGAAGAAAAAGTTGAAGAAAATGACTTGCCTAGAGAAATTAGTCAGATACTATGGGGAGTTGCAGAGGACAGCGCGAACTACTCATTCAATAAGAGTCATAGTATATCTTACTCAGTGCTTTCGGCCTGGACTACTTACTTAAAATTCAAATACCCACAACAATTCTTCTTATCTTTATTAAAGATGACCAAGTATGAGCCTTCCCCTCAAGAAGAAATATCCAAAATATCCAAAGAGCTGTCTCACTTTGGAATTCGATTACTATGTCCAGACTTAGCTAAATCTAAAATGGATTTTTCCATTGAAGGGAAAGATATAAGGTTTGGCTTAAATAGCATAAAGGGAGTTAGCGAGAAATCCCTAGAGTCACTTAGGGACTTTAGGTCAACAGACACTCCGACTAAGTACGATATTTTCTTAGCGGCAAAACAAGCCGGGCTAAACATAGGAATATTAAGCGCCCTAGCTCAAGCTGGAGCCATGCAAAGTAAAGGCGAAAACCGCTCACTAATGGCACTAGAAGCTCAAGCCTTCAATATATTAACTGATAGGGAGAAAAGAAACTTTATACTTCTTGGAGAAAAATACAACTACAAGCTTCTGAACTGCATAGCGGATGCAAAAAAGGGCCTACTAATCGCAGATGACGGCAAGCCATTAATGAAGGAGTCGAGATTCAACACCTTTAAGAAAAAGTACGATAGATATAAATCTATTTATGATAAAAACAAAAAGTACGAACAATTCGCAAATTGGTATTTTGAAACAGAGCTTTTGGGCTACAGTCACAGCTCAAATTTAAAGACTTGCTTTATGGATAGCTACAACTCACTAAATGATTCTAGAGACTTGATGATGCTTGAGGCGGATGGAAAAGGTAAATTTATAGGAGTCGTAGAAGATTGTATAAAAAGAACGTCTAGAAACGGAAATAAGTATATGAAATTATCGATATCGGATGAATATGGAAGGTACGATGCGATGCTACTAAATTCAAGAAGGGGTAATTTTTACGACAAATACTTCAGCTCCGAGCAAAAAACTCCGCTAAAGAAAAATATCGTAGTCGCATACGGAAGGAAGGGAGAAGACATTGTTTTTCTTGACTCTTTATCCATAATGGACGAGAAGATATATATGAAAATGTCTGAAATTAAGTAATTGAGGTGTAATCAGAAATGAAAATGACTCCAAAACCTAATTTTACGCCGAGAGCTCAGCAAGCAATTAACGAATCTAAAAAAATCGCATTAAAATATGGAAACGAACTAATAACCTTAGACCACTTATTCCTTGGAATGGTAAATCTAAGCGCGGGAATACTAAGTGAAGTTTTATATTTATTACAAATAGATCAAGAAGCGTTAAGGATACAGATAGAAAACTCGCTGTTCGACTTCAACCAAGAGGGGAATAATATATTCATACCTGAAGACCTAGAACCTGTTTATGATGAACATTTCCACTTAGTATTAAAAGTGTCCGCCGCGATCAGCGATAAGCTTGGTCATGAGTATGTTGGATTAGAACACATTCTACTGGCTTTACTAAAATACGAGGATTCTAATATTCCTCATTACTTTGAATCGTTTCACGCCTCAGGGGATGACATTATTGCAGAGGTAAGGGAATACTTACATTTATCCAAGGATTACGTACAACCCAAGCAGGATCGATTAAAATTCTTCACTCAACAGGCAGCCCCAAAAGAGGCAAAGTTAACTAATCTCGAAAAGTTCGCAACGAACTTAAACCTAAAGGCTCAGCAGGGAAAATTCGACAACATAATAGGAAAAGAAAAAGAAATAGATGATGTGTGTGAGATTTTATGCAGAAGGACAAAGAATAATCCAGTACTGCTTGGAGAGCCTGGCGTCGGCAAAACAGCGATAGTGGAAGGCCTAGCACAGAACATAGCGAGAGGCACTAGTTGCGACTTTCTAATAAGTAAGGTTATATATTCGCTAGACCTAGGCTCTTTAATAGCCGGAACAAAATACAGAGGCCAGTTTGAGGAAAGATTGAAGGCTATTATAGACGAAGCGAGAAAGAATACAGATATAATACTATTTATAGACGAAATACATACGCTAGTAGGAGCTGGAAGCGCAGAAGGAAGCATGGACGCTGCAAATTTATTGAAACCTCTATTGGCTAGAGGCGAATTAAAATGTATAGGAGCTACAACGCAAGCCGAATATAAAAAATCAATACTAAAAGACGGAGCCCTAGATAGAAGATTTCAATCCGTTAAGGTTATCGAGCCAAGTAAAGACCAAACTCGCCAAATCATAGATGGAATAAAATCTAATTATGAAAAATTTCACACGATTATATATCCAGAAGACGTACTAGATTTAATTGTTGATCTATCCTCAAAATACATACTTGACAAGCAATTTCCTGATAAGGCTATTGACATAATGGATCAAGCGGGGTCAAAGGTTAAAATAAAAAATATCGAACGGCCACAAAAAGCCAAAGACATAGAAAATCAGTTAGAGCAATTAGCGCTAGAGGAGTCAAAAATTCAATCAAGCGGCGCATTACTTTCTAAAATTGAAGATGAACAAATAAATCTATTAGAGCAATACGACCAAGTCATAACTCAGTGGGCAGCCAAAACCATGAAAGCTAAAATATGCGTTACCAAAAAAGATATATATGAAGTCCTATCGTCTAGAACTGGGGTTCCTATTTCAGATATATCCAAAAAAGATTCCGAAAGAATGCTAGGCTTATTTAGAAACCTAAACAAAAAAATTGTTGGACAAACAGAGGCTTTGTCTGAAATCTCGGAATCAATATTAAGATCTAAGTCCGGGCTTCAAGACGCAAACAAGCCTGTCGGAAGTTTCTTGCTGGTGGGCGCTAGTGGCACAGGTAAAACATATACAGCAAAATGTATTGCTGAATTTATATATGGATCAATGAAATCCTTGATACAACTAGATATGAGCGAATACTCAGAGAAAATATCCTCAAGCAGGCTAATTGGAGCCTCGCCGGGATATGTTGGCTATGAAGAAGGAGGAGAGCTGACGGAAAAAGTAAGAAGAAATCCTTATAGCGTTATACTTTTTGATGAAGTAGAAAAAGCCCACCCAGAGGTATTAAATATACTGCTACAGATACTTGAAGAAGGTATATTAACTGATAATTCAGGAAGAAAAATTGACTTCTCTAATTGCATAATTATATTAACAGGAAATATAGGAAGCGAGAAAGCTGCAAAACCTAATATAGGATTCGGAACTTCAGACGGAAAAGAAGAGGCAAAGAATAAACTAAAAGCGGAGCTTAAAACATTCTTTCGCCCAGAGTTCCTCAACAGACTTAACGATATAATATTATTTAACGATTTCAATCTTAGTATATTAACAGAAATAACCAAGCTAGAACTTAAGAAATTATCTGATAAATTAGAAGAGAAAAAAATAAAACTATCAACAACTACATCCTTAATTAAATACATAGCCGAAGAGGCTATGAAAGAAAAAATGGGAGCGAGACCTATAAAAAGACTAATACAAAAAAATATAGAAAACGAATTAAGTAAATTGATACTCGGCAAATCCCTCACAGAAGGATCCTTAGTTAAGTTTTCCTATACAAAGTCCGAGGTCAAATACCAAATTAAGGAATTAGAGGCTTAACAGGAGCAGGAAGCTCGGTATCGTCGCAAACTAAGGGGTCTTCAAATTTTTCCCCTGGGTTTTCGCTGACAACTGTTTGTTTTTCGTTGTATATTCCCATGCAAGCTTGAAACCTATCGCTCTGCACGGGATGCTTCTTTTTCATGTTTGCGTCAAGAATGCATCTAGTTATAAACTCGTCTCCGGTTTCTTGAACGACTGGAGATGGAAATCTTTTATCTTTGTTTGATAAAAAGTTGTTCTCCCCTTCGTCCGTAGACTCTTTCTCTTTGGGGAATATTTTCTCGTATTCACTATATGTCATGCTTTCATTTAAAAGGTCGTGAGCTTCTCTGATGTTTTTTTTCTGCCAATCCTCGAGAGAATCGTCGTCCTTGATCATGTCAAACATAACCCTTGCCTTTTTCCAAATATTAAAAAGCTCGGATTTTACTTTTTTATTCATAAAATTCATTGCTGAACTTGATTCGATGCCTGAGGATTCTTTCATAATACTTATTTACACATATTTAATTGTAGTAACCATCTAATTCTGAATGCTGTCCGCTTGCAGGGGCATCTGCGCCCGCAACTTGATTGGGTTTTGCGCCATATAGATTATAAGAATGAACCAAAGTCTTAACTCTTTCTTGGGACGCCAAATAAGCCTCTTGATAATTTTTAGCGGTAACGTTCTTATTTGATTTTTGAATCATTGAATCTCCTTCTTTTATTACTTGAAAATCTGGAACCCCGCCACTGCCATCAATACCTCTAAGAACTCTTCTATGAGCTTTTCTGTTGTATTCAGATAAATACAACTCCCTCATTATAGATTGCTCCTCCAACTTAAATTCTACAGGGTTATCTCCGCTCATGGAAGTATAAATTAAGTTATTCAACTCCCCTAAGTGACCTTCAACCCAGCCAGATATTAACGTAATTTCAGTGTCTCTTTCTACTCCATGCCCAAAAAAACCCAACTCTTGGTCGTAAATTTTCTCTGCAAGCTGGCCAATATTTGTTTGTGGACTAATTCCTGAATGAGGCATACTAATTCCTTAAGTAATCTAAGACTTCTTTATGCTTCGGATTGTTTGGGTCTAACTTTAACGACTCACCAGCTAATTGAATACTTCCTTGACCAACCAAACTTGTTTCAAAAGCTTTTTTTATTTTATTTCTTAAGACTGTTTTATTCCCAGAAGGAAACACTCCAACCTTAACAGCTAAAGCCTGCATATCAGTAAGGTTCATATCCGCAATCATGCTTTTAAATACTTCTCTATTTTTTGTCCTGAATGGACTAATTTTAGGAATGCCCAAAATCTCTTCTAATTCCCTAGCTTTTGAAACTTGCTCATCATAGCTCTTGCCAGTGGTCTGATTTAACTCTTCAAGCTTTACGCGCTTTCCCGCGCTAGCTTTGCTCGATTTTTTAATTGTTTTTTTATTTGCCATAATTTATACCTTTTTCCTTTGTGTGTTAATACACTTATAATATTGATTTTAAATAAAAAATCCACCCCAGTTGCCTGAGGTGGACTTTTATAAAACGTTAATTTTATTAAAATTAAACGATAAGACCAAGTAATACCCGATCGTCGATGATCATGCGACCCTCTTCAAGAGAACCGTAATAACCAATCTTGGATTGACGTGTTACGAACTGGTCATCAGCGACAAGAGAAAACTCTTCTCCTGAATCGGAATCTGTAGCTATCGCACGAATCATGGATTCACGAGATAAATCAACACCAACAATAATTTGTTCGCCTGATGCATCAACATCTCCAGCGTCATCGTAATCTGCATCTGCAGGGATTGAATTATCAATCTGAGCGGCGAAACCAAATTCTGTGCCGCCATTTTGCTGCACAGAGTAATTGTCCGCGAATGTCTTTCCAGAAGCGGCTGTACCAAAAACAGTATTCCATTTTTGACCAGCGCCCATCTCATTATACTCTTGAATCGATACTCCGTAAAACTCAGGAATTCCAGCGCTATTAAAAACAGCGTCGCGCATAGAGTCTGTTGCAGCAATTCCGTCTCCAGCAGTTGGTGATCCACCAGCTCCACCAATTGTGTTGATGGGGTTATAAGCTAAACCGCGAATTTCTTCTACGATTTCAGGAGATACAAGAATATCTGTAATTCCACGTCCACGACGCTCAGCAGGAGTTCCACCATTCCAAGCTGTATTGATACGCTTAGCTTTGGTGAATAACTTGTTAAGGTCGGAAAGAAGAAAACGTCCGGCTTGAGCAGAGCGAATAACATGTTTCTCATTATTCGTTGTAGCGTTAGCTAAGGCACTCATTATCATAGTTGCAGAAGTCTTTTCTTGTTTAAGAAGGATTTCTTGAGCCATGCGTGTGAATGTTTTGCTTACAACATCAAGCCTGGAACGAGAAGCGTAACGCTTATCGAAACTCAATGCGCTGTCGAGAGTATAAGTTGTGAACTTAAGCTCGCTCTGCGAAGGAGCAACTTGATTTGTAGGAAGTCCACCAGGAACTGATTGACTCCAAACTTGGATGTAATCTTCGTCAGTGATATCGTGATAAAGGTCCAATGGAATACTTGGGCTTTCATCAGAATTAAACTGAAGAGCTGAGAACATATTGCTTACGGTGGGAGCTGTATTAATAACCTCCGCCAAAACTGGACCGATAAATTCGGCTAATGCAGTTTGAGCTTCGTATGCAACGTAACTATTTTTCGAAGCCATAGCTTTAATAAGCTCGACTTGCTCGGGGGTTCTATCTAAAGTAATTTTCATTTTTTTATTTTCCCTATGTTAGAAACTAATCTTGCAGAGATATTTCTTATTGGACGAATTGTCGCTATCTTCTCCAATAGCGAGTACAGAACCAACAACAGTACCAGATGATGCTGTTTCAAGTTTTCCTGCTGTGGAAGAAACCTCAAGGTCATCTCCTAAAGCTGGGGCGCTTGCAAAAGCAGAAGCGCTCAAAAGGATAAGTCCTTTGGTCAAAACAGGAACTGATTGACCTGGAAGAACGCCTTGAGCTTCGTCTAGTTTTTGTTTGTAAGATATCATCTTCTCTCCGTTTTCATCAAACGCCAAAGTTTCACGTAAAGTGATTCCTAGCGCTCGTCCGGTGCCATCAGCTGGAGCTACAGTCATACCTGTATTAGCGGGGTATCCGTTGAATCCAATATGAGCGCCACTAAAACTTGCACCCAAATAATCACGAAGATTATCTGGAGTAGTTGCACGCAATTCGGAGACCTCACCTGGTAGAGCTCCCGCAGTTACAGAAACAACAACGCCTGCATCAAAGTCGCCTGTGCCGTTACTTTTGAAATCCGCAAGGGTTTCTCCAGTTACGTCAAGGGCGAACATATTGACAACGTCATGTTCACTGTAATCTCGGTATGGTAGTATTCTTTTTGCCATAATTTTTTTCTATTATATATTTATATATTTGTTAGTATGAAATTTTAACAGATTCTTTAAAAGTCTTTGCGAAACGATCGCGAAGAGAATCTGGTTTTGAAGATGAAGACTCATTGTTATTAATTAACGCAGCGCCTTCGGGTTGAACATTCTCAAGAGCTTCGGATACTTCGTCAACTTCTTCAGAAGCTTCAGATACTTCAACAACCTCCTGAGGTGTTTCTGTACTCTCGCTAACTTCAGTTGCGCTTGAAGCTTCAAAGTCTTCGACTCTTTTTTGAACTTCTTGAGCCACTCGATCTTCGAAAGCTTTTTGTTCTGCAGCGATAAAATCTTTATTTTTATGCTTAAAGATCTTTGCTAGTTTTTCTTGATAGTCGGCAAAACTTTCTTCAGTCCCGTCGAGACCTGAAAGCTCACAAGCTACAATTTTAGAATCATCTTCATCGAGTTGATAAATTTCGTTCAACATTTCCATGCGAGCGTTAAAACGCACTTCGGATTCGCGAGCGGCATTTTCTAGCTCAAGAGACTCAAGCTTTTCTTTGGTTGAATTAAGCTGTTCTTCTACTTCAAGAACTTTGTCTTGGAGAGAGCTTTGGGCTTGGACAGCTTCTTCTTTTTCGGCCTTAGCTTTGTCAAGGTCGGCGATATACTGTTCGCCTTTTTCTCTTATAGCTTCAATAAACACCTTAGAGATGCTTGCGACGCTTTCTTCAGAGAATTCTTGCTTGCCAAGCTTTTCGTCTAAAGCTGCGCGGAGTTCGTTTATTATTTGATCTTTGTCCATAATTAAATTATTATTAGGTTCTTTGTTTAGTACATCTTTCTGAGATGAATGGGAAGTTTTTTTGCTTTTTATAATTATTTTATCTATAGGCTCTCTTTTCTCTGGGCGAGGCGCAGGAGCTTCTCCGTGCTCGGCAATTATGCCTTGCACATCAGCTGCGGGGTTGGAAGTAAAACCGATACCTAGAGGATATATATCTCCAACAATCAAGCGATTGACTTTTCTTCCATCCTTCAATTGTCCTTTACCTCCTAAAGATTTTAAATAAGGAGAGTAAGCCTTCATCTCCTCTTGATCGGAAATAATGCTTGATTCTAAAAGATCATCTCCTCCAACAGAAATTACATATTCATTAAACCCCACTTCCCAACTTGCGGAAACCGTATTATGATAATCGCTTGATTCATCCGTAGAATTAACAACCAGATCCGCAAACTCTTTGCTTGCGGTTCTATAAATCACAGCAGCGAGTGCGATATTGTAAGATCCTTGATCCATCAGCGCTTCTTCGTCACTTATCAATTCAGAAGAGTCTCCGTATTTAGAAAAGCCTGCGGAAACAATATGTCCAACAATCCTATCTCGATCATGTTCAATATTCGTAGGTTTATGAATAAAATAATCCTTAACAGCTACAGCTGTCTCGCTATCTATTCCGTCTCCGTTTTTATTAAATTTATTCACAACTGCAGCATTAAATGCAACAGCTAATAAATCTATATTTCGGTCTAAATCTATATCTGAAGGAATTAAGGGCCTTAGTGATTCGAGAGAAGCTTGGCTGATACTTGTGTCATTAAAATCGCTCGAAGCTACAACTAAATTATCGAAGGTTGTCTTGTATTTGTATGGTGTAGTCATTTAAATTAAATATACACCTAGTTTATAAACATGGGAGTAAAGGTGTAATTTACATTCTGGGTCCTTACATTCATCATATCATAATAAAGTTTAATCATCCAATTTCCAAGTATCAAAGCTGAATAGCTGTCCTTCCTAGCCTTTTCTGGTCCGGTCTGGCGCTTCAAACTAGGAGGAAGGTCAAAAGTTTGAGTGCCTCCTGCGGAAGTTGATATCTGAATTAAAGAACATTCAGTTTTTGTTAAATTTAACATATCAAACTGGTGTTCAACAAAATCAATCATCTTTGCGGCATTAGTCTGCCTCTCTAAACTCTGAGAGGTTTTTAGAAAACTTAAATCTTTTATCGGGATTTTCTTGTTCCTCTGTTCGTTATAAGCGTCATCAATAGCTCTTGATGCAAAATATATTCTGTGGTGATCGAAATTTGCCTGAAGCAATTCGTTGGCGACTCTTATCCACTGACTTGTAGGCTTCCTTAAATAACAAATAGTTTTATCTTCTAGGTTATACTCTCCCTTTCCCTCTAGCAACTTCTTCTGATAATTTTCTATATCATCAAAGTTTGTATTTATACATTTTATATTTAATTTATTAGTCTTAAATAAGCTACTCTCATTACATGCATTTATAAACTGAACTCCTCCATTATAATCTCCAATAATAGATACAATATTAAAATGAGTAAGTAAATAATGAAAATAAAATATATGCTGTCTTAAATTCGCGCCAGACAAAGCGTAACTATGAACAACTGTTCCTATTTTCTTTTCGTCGTTCAATTTTAATACCATCATTGCAAAATCATCACTACTTTCACTTTCTGCCCAACTGGGGTCAAACGCAAGGATATACTTAGCGCCAACTTCTCCAGCAACTTCAATAGTCGGAGAGGCTCCCTCTTTTAATGTGCAGTCTGCCATTTTTGATGTTTTAAAATAACCGCTACTATCGTCTGTAAATATAGATCCAAACTCTCGATCGAACTGGCTTTGACTCATTGTAGATTTTGCTTGTTCTAGTAGATTTTTATCATAAAGTTGTCGCGGGGCGCAATCATAACTAAACTGCATAATAATCCTATGAGCGTCAGACTCTTTATCTCCCCCGGTTTTGATCAAATTCTCGAACTGCTCATAAGCTTTGTACATATATTCAAATTTGTAACTGGCAGATGAAAGAGCTATAAGCTTATTGTTTGGCCATATGTGCCTGTCGCCCTCATTCATTTTACCTGTATCAATCAGCTCTGTTTCTAGATTATAAAGTTCCTCCCTTTGTGTCGGGTTTTCAACCACGCTCAAAAAGGGAATAATAACTTCGTTATAAATGCGTTCGGGCATAAGAGCAAACTCATCAATAATAATCCTATGAAAACGGAATCCGCGAAGTTTCTCGCCGTCACCAAGAGGCAAAGCTCTTATTCTTGAACTGCCAATTTCTAGCAACCACTCATCATTGTTTTTGGATTTATGAGTAATACATTGAGATAAATAGTGAGCGCCAGGCTTTGCAGCGATATCTTCTATTTTTTTGAAAATCATTTTCGCTTGACGGAAAGACTTGGAGAGGATGCCGATCTCAACCCCTTGATTTAATATTGCTTCAAGGTATGCGTATATAGCTGTAGTGAACGACTTACTCATTCCTCGACTCCACACACCCATAAAGTAATCGGTTTCAAACATGGACTTAATTGCCATATGCTGAAAAGGAAACAGCTTAACCCCACTAATCAAGTCAGCAGTAAAAGTAATGTTTTCTCTTAAGAATTTATAGAGCAAAATTTTAGCTTCCTTTTCCTCGATAAATCCAGTCAGCTTTAAAAGCTCTTTGTTAAAATCCTCTTTGGACCTTCTTGATATTTGTTTTCCTGTCTCCCAAGCCATTATATTAATTTGTTATCTATGTAATATTGTAAATCAACATCCCATATTTTCTTACCTAATGTTAAAATTTTTGGAATTAACCTTTCACTTTCTTCCCTACTTCCGCTAAAAACGAACTGGCAACTCCCCGCGAATTCATGAGCGAGGACTCTCATATTGTGATAAATATATTTCATGTTTGATCTGTGAGGGGCCCATTTATTATTCTTCTCTAAATTAAATAAATCGCTCTCAGTGAGAATAAACAAATAGCTATCAAAGTCTCTAGCTCTTTGGAGCTCGGACTTGAACCTATCGTAGCTATTTTTACTCAGTGTAGACTTAAAGTCTTGCTCGCTCTTTCTATCCACATAAGTATAATCATAATCAGACCCGCCAACAGCATAATCGCCAAAATCTAATTTCAATAAATCGGAGTTCTTAAACTCCAAAGGTTGCTGCTCTCTGGTATCTATAAAAATCTGCGTATCTGGATTGACCTCATCGTCCCACTCTTTGGGTAACCTCGAGCGAAACATCGGTAAAGCGTTAATTTCCTTACAAGCGTAGGTATAAGACTTAAAATATTTTTGATACACCTCTACTCCGGGCATATCATTAACGACAAGCTCTAAATGAAACGGGGCAAACCTCAAGCCTTTTTCTTTTATTCTGCTTTTAAGTATCTGCAGAATATATTTCTTCACAACCTCTTCATCTTCAGCGTCACACCATTGCATTAATTGTTCTCGAGAAGAAAAGTCTTTCCCAAAATATTGATCTTTATTTTTGAACGGAAGAGGGTCTCCAGTTAATAAATTAAACCTTGGGAAATATTTTGTATAATACTCCGCAAGAGTTATCTTGTGAGATCTAAGATGAAAATGAAGCTCTTTGCACTGAGCAAATTCGCTGGAGCATATTTTGCATATATTCATAATTCAAAATCGTAAACCTTCAACCAGCTTTCGTCAAACCGCCTGCGAGCTCCTAACATCCCCCTTCTCTGCAAGAACCAAAAAGCCCTAACAAATACGCTTGCTATATTCAACTTAAGACCACTACTATTTATTACGCTTGGACTATCAGAATAAAGCCTCCTATATAATATTGAAAAACAATTATTAGACATAGTGCAATTTGTTATATTTACATTTCTTACCTTTGGTCGGTCTGCATCATCATAGTCAGACCAATTCCCTAAATCTATGCAGGCGCCATTCCACCAGTTTCTAACAGGGTTAACAAATTTACAATTTATAAAATTAACATTCCTAACTCCAGATTTACAGGTAATATGTTGAGCTGAGTTTTGCGATATGAACGTGCAATTTTCAAAAAAGATATTCTCTCCCCTGACTATATCTACGCAGTCCTCGTAGCCGCCTAGTATACAAGAGTTTTTTACCGAGACGTTTCTACAGAACGAAAGTTTTAATCCTTCAGACACTCCCCTTCCGTCTATAGTGCAAGAATCTATTTCTATAGAAAATTCTTCTTGCCCAGGCCTCCACGCAAAACCCAGGGCATTCTTATCATTAAATTTAGATTGAGAGTCCTCCTTCTGTTGTGGTGAAAAATATTTATCTTTAATAACAACCTTCTTCATACTTATTTATTGCTGACGAACTGTTTTATTTACTTTGCAATCGTAAAGCTAAATTTTTACTATACAGCATCATCCTTAGATATTCCCAGCACTCTAGCCTTCCAGTCAGGCATGGACTCCAAATGGTCAGCCTCTTCTTTTGCCGCCTTTTTCTGAAGCTGGGCGATCTTAATCATCACCTTCCTCTCCTCCTCTTCTTGAAACAATTGCACTAAGGACAGAATGCTAGCGTTTTGCTTGTGTTGAGAAGATACCCTTTTAGATCTATCGCCCTGAAGCTTTTGAATCAGCGACTCCATCCTTTTCTCGCACTGATTATACTCCTCGCTTTTGGTTTTTAGTAGCTCTGCGAGCCTGACAGTTAAATCTTGTTGATCTTCTGCGTCATTGAACATTCTATTTAATTTATTCATGGCGCCCTGAATGTTCTTTAAGTGAATATAATCCATGCACACATTGATATATAAATTAATTTCGTCGTTGCTCAGGTCAGGCTTGTCCCAGGTAGCTCTAACAAATTCTGCCTCAAATAAGTCTCGATCTTCCTGGCCGTCGTATGTATTTATTACCTGTATAAATCTTGGAGAAGACAAAAAATTGGCAAGAGATTCGATACTTTTTCGTTCAGACATCGTTAGTTTATCTTCGTTAATTTTTCGCTGGCAACAGTCGTTTATTTTTTTAATTATTTTACTTTCCGCTCTAGGTGGAGAATACCTTCTATGAATAGCGTCCTCTATTGCGGGAACCTTTATACCTTCGCTACTGTCGACATACTGGAAAACCGCAAGATATTCTTGGCTTAATTTAGTGATCCTTAGATCGGGAAATAAGATCCCAGCGATCTGCCCACAATTCATTCCGTCCTTAATTGACTGAGTGGTGAATTCTTTCTGCTCGTCAGACAAGCTTATCGCCTCCTTTGACTCAAAGTGCTTGGTTTCGTATGTTATTTTATTTTCCGATAAAAAAGATCTTACAGCGCGCCCTTCCTTACTCCTGCCATCCACTTTCTCTGCTTCAGGAAACGCTATGCGGGTTAATTCGGTCAGATCCGAAATTGATTCAGAGCTTTCCTGGACTCTTCGCCTTTGCTCTGCATTTAGCTCCATGGCGTAACAGCTCTAACGGAAATTATATCCTCTGTCTTCAATATTTCTTGAGCTTTTTGCTTAAATATCTTTTTGAGGTTTTTTATTTGTTTGTACCCCGCCTTTCGGCCCTTCTCGCTAGTTTTGTAACCCATTTTTTCAGCGACCACTTCTTCGTCGATATGTTTTATAAAAATCAAATCGTAGACGATATATTGCTTAGCTGAAAGAGCTTTCTTCATGCATTTGTTTAGTTTTTCCTGAGCGTCAACGATATTGAAATTATGGTCTTCCATTGAGTGAACTTCGTGACTATGATTCTCAAGAGCTAATGCCATTTTTATTCCGTATGCAGATTTTTTCGTACGCTCCCACTTCAAATACAAAGGGCACGACGAGTCTTGCAACCCTGTTTTCGTAAAGCCGCACAGCGAAGCCTCTCCTCCATCTTTAGTCGCGCAAGATTGATTGAATGGGCAGTTAAGGCACGGCCTAACGAAGTTGCTGTAATTATTTCGCAGGATATTCTTCATCTGATTGGTTATTATTTTATTTATCCAAGGCTTCAAGGATCTCTTTTGGTCCCATTGGTGCCATTTTTTATGGATATGAGCTTTAATTATTTGCTCTACATCCTCAAAATCAAACCAGGCCAATGAATCCAAGAACCACTTACCTCGCCTTTTTCTAACCTCTAAATCAATTTCGTCAGACTTATCCTCGTATATAAATTGAGAAGACTTAGGATTCGTCACTTTTTTTGGTATTTTCTTTTATGTGCTCAATCTCGCCTAATGGAATTATATCTTTCAAGCTGAACTTATTGCGATCTTTTTCAATAGAGTAGGATAATTTGGATATGTTCGGAACTTCATATATATCCAAACCGTCCGGATCGTCATCACTTAAGTCTCGTCTTGATCGGGCGCTTCTAATTTTTTTAGACTCACCTCGTGAGGTGGAAGTTTTATTTACTCCCTTTGCTTTAGAATAAGAAAGCCCCAAGGGCGAGGCGCATCCGCCACAAAACTTGGGAGGCTGAATTGAAAACATGTTTTTAAAACCGCATTGCGGACAGTAAGAGAAGGACATGTTATATTATAACCTTAAAAAAAATTATATCAAATAACCACTAATTACCCTGCACTGCTTCTTTGTAAACTCCTCAGCTTCCTCGCTCCACTTCCTGTTCTCTTTAACGTATTCAACGCAAATGACGCCGATTATTTTGCCATTTAGGGTCTTAATTGGTCTAGCAAACATACTTTTGACTCCTTTATTCATAAGAAAAGCTCTAAAGGAAAAGTCCCCCTTGTAGCTGTCAACATCAATACATTCAAATGTTTTTTCTTGAGCTATTGGCTCCATCATTCCATGTAAATTGGAAATTCTTAAGTTCTGCAGATTCTGGCATTCAACGCTTATTCCATCTCCTACGATTTCATATGTGCAACTAAGCTTTTGCTGACCTCTGCCCGAGAAATACTGATCTCCGTTGTGGAATTCTAATATGTAAGCCCTATCCGCAGAAGTTTCATTAGCTATATACTGCAAGGCGGTAATTATATTACTATGGGAAGCGGGGTCATAATTTAATTGTTTATGTTTTTTTTCGTCAAGTTTAAACTTTATCCAGACTCCTAATACCGCAGTTGCAGCAGAGATGAGGCCAGTAAGCACGCTAATTATGTCTAATCCATTATTCATTTTCTATTAATGATATACGCCAAAACAGAAGAGAATAGAAATACAAAAAATAAAATAATAAAAAACCACATAACAGGGCCTTCGTAATCGTAAGGTTCAGGTTTTAAACCTTGATATTCACTGATAGAAATCATTAAATCATTGTTCTTGTCTATATCATTAAACTCAGAAGAAGCAGCTGGCTCGGGTGCTGGATTTGATCTAAAGTTCTTGCTAGGGCTGCAAGAGCATAGCAAAAACGTTACAAAAAACAAACACCTCATCTTCTTTTGCTTGGAATAGCATAAAAGCCCACAACCATGAAGCATAGATCCATAAAGGAGGCGAGCATCAATCCCCCTGTCATTTGAACCATCTCCCAATCCTTGCCTCCGAATATCCAACTAAAGAATCCCCACTTTGCTCCGTCGCCTTTTGGGACAACAACATTATATACTATGTGAGGATTCATTGCATAATATATCATTAAAAAACACATCGTAAAAGTGATACTCATAAACAAAATTCTCCTTGTCACCTTCACAAAAGGATCGCTCGAGTTTTTATTTTGACCTTCAATTAATGCTTGCAGCATTTTATCGTCCCTAGCCGCCAAAGCTAATTGATCCTGTCTTTTTTGATCCAACCAAGAATTAATTAGGTTGCAGGCGAGTTTTATACCCGCTCCAATAATTGTATTAATGATTGGGCCCATGCATATATATACACTTGTTAAATTTTAAAAATATTTATTTCAGTGTAATATACTGCATGTCACAAAAGTCAATACTCAAATTGTTAAGCGAAAATTTAAACTCATATCAATCTACATGCTGGCTAAAAGCAGAAAATGCGCACCTAAATGGGTCGAGCCCTGCCGAAATGATGATGGAAAACCAGACGGACAAGGTTATTAAGATTCTTCCTGGAGAAATAAAAAGAATCAAAGGCAAAAAGAAAAAGTAGCTAGCTCAGACTTAAGGGCAAAGGGATCCATTTAATCTATTAAAGTTATTAAAAGATGATTGCAGAAATTCTGCACAATATATTTTATTCTTATATTTTATTCTTACATGAAATTAATTTTCATTTAACTTGATTTTATTTTTATATATATTATAATCATTAATGAGCAGCCAATTAACAAAAATAAGCGTCTTACTGTTATTGTTTTATATGGGGTGGTTCATGTGGGAGCAGAATAAAGTAGTTAAAAAGCAGAAGCAACAAATCGAAACAATGAGTAAGCAATTGTTTTATGATGCTTTAATAATAAACACATACCAAAACTATAACAACCAATACAACAGATACGACAATCCTATTAAAAATAAAAATTTAAAAACCCAGTAAATATTATAATATATAAATATGACAGATCAAAACAATCAAAATACAGAGTCCCAAACTGAAGAAGTGTCGGCTGAGCGCCAAAATGCTACAGTCATTATCGCGAATGAGTTCTTGTCGAGAGCTACTCTTGGAGAAGCTTTATCTCAAGTATCATTAAACGCGCTGATTCAATTATCACAAAATAAAGCCTTTGACCAAGCAAAACAGCAAGTCGCGGAATTGAAAGATGAGCAAGTTGAAGAATTACTCGCCGAAGCCACCAAGAAGGCCGAAGAAGTTGCAGAACAAGCAGTAAATGAAGTTACCCCTTCAACCGAAGTAACGAGCTAAGAATTTGATTTAAATTGTTGCAGGCAATACGATCTGTAATAATATTGAAGCCCGGTGCAGTTCCAATGCTGTATCCGGGCTCTTTTTCGTTTGGGGTAATCAGTTGAGAAACAAAATCGTGAGCTCCGTAATTTTTTATCCAAGTCCAGTATTGACTACGAGTACCTTCTGGGCATAACAATAAAATATCATCAAAAATATAAGTTTTTGCGTACAATGTAACATCGCGAAAGCACGAAATTTCACTAGGCGGTTCTGTTAAGCAAGACTCTATAATTAATTGCATTCTTAATGAAGTGCACCGCAACAACAGCGCCTAGTTTTTACTTTTAAATCTGGAGAGGCGTTTAATTGCCCTCCGGAAGAGAACGTTTGTGCAGAAATGAAAGCTTGAAGGCTTGCGTATTGACTTCGCTGGGCGGAAGTTAATTTATTGTAGTAATAATGTGTCCAAAACTCTGCACTCGAATATCCCGTTAAAAGTGGAGTTGGCTGAGCGTAAACATAGTTGACACTATAACCTAAATCTTGTAATGCCGCGAGAGTTAGTTTTGAAATTGGGGCATTATCGTAGTCGTAAAAGGGGCTCATTATTTCTCTTCCAAAAGTTGGATTAATTTTATTACCAGATCTTTTTGCATATTCAGCAAAATGCCCTCCATAATCTATGGAAAATAAGGTATTTTCTGTACCAGTTTCCTGGACAGGTACTCCGTCTGTATATAAATCGTTCCGGTGTTGACCAATATCATTGATCTGAAAACTGTAAGTTAATGGATTATAAACTTCAATTTGAGTGGCAGCATCTACTGCTGCTTTATATTCTCTTAAAACATTAGCTCCAGTATATTGAGCTCCATATTGATCTGTTTTTATGAATTGATATCTATCGCCGTAATTACCTACTGTATTCCCAGATCCATAACTGCCACTCCAATTCCACATCGTTCCAAGCCCTAAACCATGCGCAATTTCATGAAGTACGACATAAAATAATCCGGTAGCTCCGCTTACGACTGGATTGTTTATAAGAGTATTCCCCTGGGCACCCACCCCATACAGATCTTCGGTATCAAGAAAGACAGCCATTTTAGTTATTCTAGCATATTGATAATTTAAGCCATACGGCTCTGAGAATTCGTTCAAGGGGCCAGCGGAAGCGAGAACGCCTCCCACACCAATACTTCTCGATTGTGGTAAAACATGAACATCAATATCCATACGTGTTGTGATAATTTTCTCCCAATATCTTGCAGCCATTTCTATTTGAACTTTTTCTTCAACCGCTAAATCTATCATGTAATCAACATTAAGCCTAAGCCCTTGTGAAGCTTGTCCATGAGCGGGAAGGAATTTATGTTCAGGCGTGAGATCGGCACTTCTGATCCAGTAATTATTTTCTTCTTTAATAGATCCGTCTTGATTCTTTTCATTAGGCCAATCGACAGGGGGATTTCCCGCAGGAGTGATGATTTTGCTTTTCCAAATTCCTGAATTAAATCTAACATATTGATTCGGCTGATAACTAGCCTGTCCATCGTAGTTACTCCAGTCTGTCCAAAAACGAGTGTTTCTCCAACCGTAATGAAGCATAGAGCGCCGATAGTGAGAATGATTACTTTGACCTTCCACGAATAGACTACCATAGCCATTCCAAGGTATTGCATTATAATCATTTCCATCATCTCTCCATTTAAAATTCTGGCAGGCAGTCCAACTTTTTTTATGTGCGACTCTTCCCTTTAAATAAAAACCCATATCAAAACCATCTGGGAAGCCGTAGTTAGCATTATTCATATAGTAATCGTGCTTTGTGTAGTGTTTTTCCTCCCAAAATTCAATCGCGTCGGCTTTCCTACTTGCAATGCCGGAAGTTGTATTCGAGCTTCCTGATGCAAATTCCACGCCTCCGTCTTCATTCACTACTTGGTAGCTGACGATTCCCATATTACCTTCATGGCGTTCGATATGATATTTCAGCGCATTACCTGCGCACACTTCAAAATAACCCTGGCCATGATTAACTGCATCTGAATACCAAGTTATAATATCAGTCGAGATACCATTAGACTCGCTCGTCTTTATCATCCAGGTTTGTTCGTACATTCCATCCCAACTTCCATGAGTATCTGCAGCAAATTTAATATCCTTATTACTTACTAAAATTCTTTCAGCTGAATCTGTAATGTCTATTCCGGGATCAACTAATTTTAATTTATGATTTTCTTCATCAGAAAGGTTCATGTTAAGATCCAAATGAGCATCATCAAACAGCTCTCCTTGGCCTATGGCAAAACGATTCGTTCTGTTGTAAAAGTCATACGGCTGAGAAAAGGCCCCAAATCCATAGGGGTATTTATGGAAAACAATTTTTTCAAGATTATATAAATACGCCTCCTTGAATATTTTTGTCCTCGCTTCGCTGGGAATAGGATCAACAAACATCCAAGAATTATCCCTATACCAGGCGCTATTCGTTTGAGCAGTATCCCAAACCCAATACGTTGCTGACGTAGTTCCGACTTGATCCTCAGCGCCTAGTTCTGTGCTAAATCCGCTAGGGCTTTGGCCAAGCGGTGTATTAAAAAATCTCCATGGGCCATCTCTTTGTGGAGAAATAGATACGGAAATACCTCCCCAAATGCCCCCACTCGCCGAGCCCATAGATGGTTTGATAAACCACGACAAATCAATCCACGCATTTACACTAAAAGTATAGACAGGAAGACTAACAGCTTCTACTTCTGGCAATTGTGGTATATAAAATACATCTCTTGTTGGATTACCTCTTGATGCAAAAGATGTTGTGCTTGAATCCTGATAATAAGAACGAACGGTATAAGTCACCCAACGTCCGTTGCCGTTATAAATAGCGCCGGTATTTTCATGATGCTGAGGCGCGGAGAAAACTTCTGTAGTGTGATTTTGTCTAGGCTCGTTTAAGGTCGACCAAGGTAGGCCGGAAAAAATAGGTATTTGATCATGCTCCCAAGCTTCATAACCTGCTTTAGCTTCATAAAGCTCGCTCATCGAGTGAGGCTTAATAAAATCCCCTTGCCCAAGAGTCGCTCCATTATTCTCGCAAACCTCAAATAAAGAACTTACGGTATATTTTGGGCTAAAATTCCCCTGAAATCTGTCGTTCAACCATAGGGTAAACTCCCCGATTCCAATTGAACCATCATTTGGACCTTTGAATTTAGCCATTTTATTTTTTTATTTCGTTTTCGTATTTTTTATCAAAATCGAATTCTGGCTCTTTGGAGTTGTATGCAGTGATCGCAGCTATAATAGCAGCAATTATAGCAAATCCAATTAAAATCACTGAAGACTTCTTTTTTGGGGCCTTAGGCTCTGGCTCGGGTTTCGGCTCGGGTTTCGGCTCGGGTTTCGGCTCGGGTTTCGGCTCTGGCTTAGGCTCGGGTTTCGGCTCGGGATGCTCTCCTTTGATTAGTTTTTCAACATCAATTATGCCATAACCCCAGTTATTATCTTTGCCAATTTCGCCTTTATCTTTT